AGAATCCTTCAGTGGCTAAAGCGTTGTGGATGGTGGAGGCAATGTGCGAGCCAAAATAAACAGACAAGGCGACGTATATGGATGGCAGGTTGTACCCATCGATGGCCATGTCCAAGCCCATGCGTGCGGCAATATCTAGCATGATGCCACCATTGCAGGATCGTTCACCTGTTCCCATACAATATCCATGGCGTAGCCAAAATTGCGGAAAGCCTCACTTGAGAATGGAAGGGTTTTAGTGCCAAGCATTGCAGCGATAGCCTTGGCCTTATCACAAGCCGGATAATGGTGGATGGTGCCATAGACACTGCGCTTGTAGTATGAAAGTTTCATAGGTTATTCCTCTGCCCACGTGTTGCCAAGCTTCTCCTGCGCTGCAATTGCTTTGACGAGCTGCACAATCACTGTCCGCTGTGCTCGTGTGACGTGCCTTGTCCAGGGTACAGGACCGTCCTTAGCAATCCATTCCGCAACGGTGTATTGTTGGCAACCAATTTTTATGGTCCCGGGGGCAACAAGGCACAAAACCCACGAGCAAGCCACGGCAGTGATGGCGTGTCCGATAAGGCTCCCGCCGGACACGCGCGCCACACCGAACACGCGCGCCGCGCCGGACACGCACGCCGCATCGAACACGTACGCCTCACCGAACACGTGCGCCTCACCGAACACGTACGCCTCACCGAACACGCACGCCTTATCGGACACGCACGCCTCACCGGACACGCCTTGCCGCGTGCGCCTTATCGGACACGTACGCCTTCACCGAACACGCGCGCCTCACGCCTTATGCCGAACACGCCTTGCGCCTTACCGGACACGCGCGCCTCACCGGACACGCGCGCCTATGCCTCACCGGACACGCGCGCCTCACCGAACACGCGCGCCTTATCGGACACGCGCGCCTTATCGGACACGCGCGCCTCACCGAACACGCGCGCCTCACCGAATACCTGCCGGACACGTACGCCGCATCGACCTTATCGGACACGCGCGCCTTACCGGACACGCGCGCCTCACCGGACACGCACGCGCCGCACCGCGCTGATCCAACATGACCCCTCAATGCGCGTGCCTTCGTGCCCGATGGCATAATACCATCCATGGGCACTGGGATATGGTACAACCCATCCCTGGGGACAGGGTTTTAGGGATGGGTTTTCGGAGGGTTTCATTGACTGGTATCCTTGTTGTGTCTTACTGTGGTATTGGGACTGTGCTTAGTAGGGATAGGGATGGCGTTGTTTAGTGTGCGAGGTGAAGCGTGCGGACCGTGACTGCGCATTCATCGCCAAGGGAATTGGCAAGCACAGCGCAGCGTTGCCCATCGCCATTCAGGTAGAAGCTTTTGATGGTCCAGGCGCATCCAACGGCTGGCATCATCGTGCGTGCATCGGTGGGGTAGACCTTTGATCCAATGGCAATAGACATGGGTTGTTTCCTTTGTGTTTGGGTGCGTGGGGACGTCGGACATGTCGTGGGCTATTCATTACCTTCAACAGGGTCAGTACGCAGGTCATTTTTAGGACCAGCGAAAAGTCCCATGTACATGGCGTCGTCCCCACGTGTGTACCAACAATTCACCACGCCCCACACGCCCCACACCACCCCAAATACACCACATACACAATGTCCCCACGTGCTAACATTGCACAGTAGCAACATAGTACGTATGCGTAGCATCATGCAAACAAGCAACACCCATGCCAATATGCAACAAGCACACCCCGTCACAACGTCGCTCCTACGCTCCACACTCACGTCGCACCCATGCCATGTAGCAACATAAGCACATGTGGACATTGTGCAGTGTGTGAGTCACCGTCATGGGTACATTTTGTCATAGCAACGTGTGTGCCACTATTTGTAGATAGGGACAATGTCCCCACGCTCCAGGTGCATAGTGTGTGAGACTGTGCATCGGAACGTGGGGACAACGTTGTGGGTGTGCCGAAGTGTGTGCGGAGAGGTGTGTGTGACACAGTGTGTGTGTGACACAGTGGGTGTGTGACACAGTGGGTGTGTGACACAGTGGGGGGAGGGTGAAACGTGTGTGAAACACGTGGGGAAGAGGGCGGGTGCGAAGTGAAATTTACAGCAAAAATTCTAGCGTATACCGAATGTTGTTACTTCTTTGCCATCCTTGATGATTCGTGGGATAATGGTGCTGCGCGGATCATAATTATCATCATCGGTTGTAACAACATATTCGATAGTGCCGTACTCACCATACTGTAGGATGCAAAGCAAATGGGCGAGTTCTACAGCTACAGTGCACTTCTGCCCATTATCCGACAAAATCTTGTGCACAGGCGACTTTTGCGGTACTGATGCAATGATTTCCGGTTTGAACATCGATATGTGCCATGTGAGAGTCTTGAGGATATCCTCATATTCAGCAGGAACCCAAACATGCAGCGTAATGGAGGATCGGGACTCAAAGTCCTGATGAACGGTCATGTATCGCAGATGTGGTGCATCGGGATGAGTTTCGTAGGTGTTGACGTTTTTAGGGGGTTTGGCGGACATGTGAATGCTTCCAGGTAGTGGGGGTGTAAAAACGTTCGATGTTTTGCTGGTCGGTGTAGTACACGTTACATTGTAGTGATTCCAGTGGTATGTAATTGTACGCATGTAATGTCCAAGCCCTGGCAACCTTTCCAAGCTCACCCCACGCACACAGTGCAATTAGTCTACGGAGTGACATTGTTGAGATAGACTCAGGATCACGCCCATAGAACGCAAATGAGCGCACGATGTCTCTAGCAGCACCATTAGCGCTAATGTTACATTGAAATTCACTATTATTAGTTACGTGAAACCAATGCTCACTTCTAATGATACTTTCATAGATCGTGGGGAGTTTGACTTCTCTGTATCCCTTCTCGTCGCTTCCTATGCTAATAACTGTGACTCCAAATGGGCGATTGTAGTATTTGTTACTACACCTACCTGACGTAACACGCTCCGCACGTGCACGTTGCTTAGCCTCTCTAGCTATACGTTTATCCTCCTCTTTCTGTGCTTCTAGGATTTCTCGAATATGTGGCGGCACTGATCTATTACTCATGGTAAGCTCCTTGTGCTCAGATTATACTAGCGGGTAGTAACAGGTCAATAGACAGATCATGGACGTCCTAGCCTATCTATATAGGAAATCGAGGGGGGAAGACCCGACGTAAAAGTGTGAAACACAGAAAAAGAGCTAATGAATGAAAAATGAAATATTGTGTTGGTTATTGTTGTTGTTAGGTATGTAGGGTAGAGGTAGGGGGAGGACCACCCATTATTTCCATAGAGATAGGCTAGGACGTCCATGATCTGTCTACCGTCCTGTTACTACCCATTGTCCCCAAGTTCCCACGCCCCCTCCAAATCCCTTGACATCGCCCCCATATTCCCATACTCCACCATCACGGAGTACCATCCCATGCATTACAAAAATGGACGCGAAGCACACAACGGTGATAAAGTACTGATGCACTCATGTGGCAAAATAATCGTTGGTGTGCAGGTGCAGTCGTAATGAGCGACATTGACGACGCAGCCGTTATCCGCCCCCCATCGTATCGTGACGGTGCCCCCACGCCCCAACCGCACCTCGACCATTCTGGCGCTGTGATCCTCCATATGCGTTGTGAGCAGAATGCGTTGAACTCATTCAGTGAGCACAACGTGTCATTGTCTTGCAACAATGTGCCATGTACAAAGGGAAGCCCCAACGCTCAGATATTCAAATTCGCGCCCGCAGGCGCTATTTCACTCAATAGCGTCAATAGTGTTGCAGCGAAGCTTTTCGAGCGGGGTGAAGTGTATGAGGTGACATTCAGAAAGTTACCCAGTGCCAAGTCGGGTCATTGAAACCGTAGAGGATCAGACACTACGGAACATCGCCAATGAGGTGCACAGAATTGAAGCTCTAGCAGCAAGGGGGTGTAAGCACACTCCATTGTTGCAGCGAAAACCTAATGCACAGTTTTTCAGAATTCCGGTACAGTTTTTAGATACAACCAACCATTACGACTACGGCTACCAGGGTAAGGAGTGGGCGCGGCAAAACTACGTGTGGAGCTATGGCAAGGAACCACCACGGGGGTTCATCGTGGATCCGTTTGTTCCACGCTGCCGGTTGAGTGATAGTAGGAATTTGAGTCCGCGTGTGTTGGGGTTTCAGAGCGCGGTGTTTGCCGAGATATTTTATAATCAGGGTCATTCGCCTAGGCATCCTAATGGGACTAGGCGGTGCATGATTGTGCACAATCCTACTCGTACGCGCTGTAGGAATTATACCTCAGATAAGAGCTGTGTTTGTCGTTTTCATCAGAAACTAATGACTCCCGATAATACACTTTCGTGTGCAGTTAAGCGCACGCCACTTGCTGAGATTGTTGCACGCAGGGTCAATGACCCTGCGTATAAGAGTATTCGTGAGGAAATCGGATTGATGCGGGCTATGTTGGAACTACTCTATAAAGAGTTCCATTATGTGCCCGGCGAGGAGGTTGATCGTGTACAGTTGAATGCTATTATGCAGTGCTGTCGCATGATTGGTGAGCAGGTCAAGACCCTCACTGATATTGATATGCGGATGAACTCACGCATGTCCATTGAGCAGTTGGGCACTATTGCAGAGAAAATAGCTGAGCTGGTTATTAATACCTTTCAGCCTGATGTGCAGCAGTGCAAATTGCTTGAGGATGGCATGTCTGCTATTATTAACCCACTGCGCCCTGATGGTGTGGACGGTGTTCCGGCGTTGGAGGGTGAAGACGATGAATCTGCCATTGCTAAGTTTGTGGAGGCTACCACTGGAGTTTCGGAGACTCGTGAGGGGACTTCGCTGCTACCTGGGGTAATAACCCAGGAGATGTATGACCAAAAGCGTGCCGATGCTAATAGGCTGCTTGGAGCACACAACGCTACTATTCCCCTATTCAAAGAATTTCTGCCTCCTGGGGTCAGTAGGCAGTGTGAGGCAGTAAAGCACTTCCTGCCAATCGATGACTAATGTTCGCCTAGACGCCAAGCAATCATTCATGACTCGGATACGGGCGAAATTCGCTACGCATCGGGCACAGATTGATAATTCTGATTTTGGCTTACGTGAGTGGTCTGAGAAGTATCTTAAGCATTATTTCTTTCGGGCTGGGTGCGCACTTCATGACACACTTAATATCGAGCTTGAGTCACTGCGGCACAAGCGTGGCCAAAAGACGAATATCATCGCTCCGCGTGGATTTGCTAAAACGACCTGGGTTGTTGCGAAAGTGCTTAAGGCAATCTGTGAGGGGTCGGAGCACTACATACTACTTATTTCGGATACTGGAGACCAGGCTGAAAAGAACCTTGCGAGCGTCAAAGCGGAGTTGGAGGGTAATTCTGAACTTAGAGCAACGTACCCAAGCGCTTGCGCGCCGGGTCCTGCTTGGAACAACTCGCGCATCGAGACTCAAAGCCATGTGTGCGTTGAGGCGCTTGGCACTGGCAAGAAAGCACGTGGGCGCAAATACCGTCAATGGCGCCCCACTCTCATACTTGGAGATGACCTTGACAATGATGAAGACGTACAATCTCCATCTACGCGCCAAAACCACAAGGATTGGTGGTATAAGGTAATATTGCAGTGTGGTGATGTAGATACTAACTACGTTGTCGTCGGCACGATGATCCACCGTGAGTGCATTGTTGGTGTGCTGGAGAAGGACCCGCAGTTTCGCACTATTAAGTTCCAAGCAGTCATGAAGTGGCCCATTCAAATGGGCATGTGGAAGACATGGGAAAGCAAGCTTCTCTCTGGCACTCGTGAGGTGTCGAAGGATGGCGTGCTTACTTATAATAGTGATGATGCTGATGACTTCCTGAGCGAGAATTGGGAGTCTATGAGCGAGGGTGCTCGCGTGTTGTGGCCAGAGAAGGCTGACCTGCTTCAGCTCATGCAAAAGTGGGCAGGGCAAAATAGCAGCTTTGCATCTGAGTATCAGAATGATCCCCGCGACCCATCTAAGTGTGAGTTCAAAGAAGAATGGTTTGACGACACACATAAGTATGATGGCAATGAATTGGCGAACATGCTTCAGCAGCAGGAGCACGTTACCATTCAGTTTGTAGATCCAGCTAAAGGCGGAGAGAAGGCGCGGCACGACTACTGCCCCATTATCTACCTCCATTGGTTTGGCACTGGGAAGTTGTATGTAGAAATCGATTGTGCCAAGCGACCCATTAATGAGACTATCCAATTAATGCTGGATGGGTACACTTTCTACAAGCCCGCTGTCATGGGGTATGAGGAGAATGGGTTTCAATCATTGGTTGGTGATAATCTGCTTGCAACTGCCGAGCTGCAAAAGATGAATGTTCCTGACATTGAGGCTCGGCTACATGGTGTGCAGAATTTTGGTGTGCATAAGAATACACGCATTGCGCGCCTCGCTACATGGTTTGAGCGCGGATTTTTCCTTTTTAAGCGCAATTGCCCCGACACGCAGCTTTTGATTGAGCAGTGCCTAGACTTTCCCAATGGCACGCATGATGATGCTCCCGACTGTTTAGAAGGTGGATTGCGCATCTGTACTGAGATTCTTGAGCTTGGCAGTACTAAAGCACTTGGTTTGAACATAGAAGGGTGATTATGGACATCGTACCACGTCCCGACACGCATCCACACAATAAATTTGATCACACTAAGGTAAAGCACCACGATGTGCGTAAGTGTGGCACTTGTGTCATTACATTGCTTAACGGTGACCAATACACCTCCATTTTGCCTGATGTAATTGCGCAGATAAAAAGCTTGACTCCCGCAAAACCGAGAGTATAGAGCGTTCATTATGAAGCACTACACCCAAATTGTCATTGCAAGTATGCTTGCACTCATGCTGTACGCCTGTAGCGACACTAAGAGTGAGGATGTTAAGCCTGCTCCCGCAACTCCTGCTGAGACTGCTGTTGCTGCCGAAGTTGCAAAAGATTCGCAGACGACTGTGCAGTTGGCGGATGTTGGTGATCTCAAGACTCAGGCTGATATTGACAAGCAGGAAGCTAAGCTTAAATCTGAGCGTGCTGCTACTATAGCAGACATTCAGAATCTCAATGCACAGATTGATGCTGCGCATAAGCTCATTGGTTTGCAGGATACTGCTACTAAGCTGGTCCAAGCGCGCAGTGTTGAGATTGTAAATGAGAGCCGAGCGGCTAAGGTGGAGGTTTTTGCCTGGTCTGTTCTCGTACTGAGTGTTATTGCTGGTGTTGGCTACTTTATGTTCCCCGCGTTCCTTGAAAGCATCCCGTTTGTCAGCAAGGTTGAGCCGTACCTTGGTAAAGCATCACTTGTGGGTGGTGGCCTTGCTGCTGCCAGCTTCTTTGCTGCTGATTATGTTGCAGATTGGGTGTGGGTTGGTTGGTTGATGCTTCTGGGTGGTATTGGTGGTTTGGTTTACCACTTTCACACCGACATTACCAACTTCATTTCAGCACATGCTAGCCTTACTAAGGTAGTAAGTGATGCTGAGGCACTTGCCAAGAAAGCACTGAGTGGTGTCGAGAGTGAGATTGCGAGCCTTAAAGCTAATCATGCTGCGCAGCTCGCCAAGGCCGAAGCCACTATTACGGCAGTGAAATCAAGCGCAGTTGATGAAATTAACAAGGTTCGCAATGTTGCGACCCAGGTTGTGACTGGAATTGACGAAAAGGGTGTGGCCTTTGCAAAGGTGGTCAAGAAGGACGCCTAATTATATTTCCATGCGTGATTAGTGACACGTATGGAATTAAAAGCAAACTGAGCGATATGCTCCTGCCGCTCGTTTCTTTCCGCCCCACTGAGCTTTTGCTCTTTTGGGGCGTTCTTTTGTAGAGACAGCATGAATCCAGAACTACAGCAGTACATTAATCAACTTGAAACCCAATGCTATAATATCATTGGGGAAACTGTTGCCAGTCTGTCTAATAATTATGGTACTGGTCGCATTCCGCAGTCCGTGATTAAGGATGTTCACGCACTAGAAGACTGGCGTGATAAGTACTACGAGGATTGCAAAGAGTCTGATGACAATGCATTGAGGCACATCAAAGTCTTTGAAGACATGTTTGATGGTGCCAATAGCAACATTCCGATGCAAGGCACTAACATTATCTCGCCTAATCAGGTGATGATAGGTGACAGTTTCGACAATTGGCTCCCATTGGTGCTCGGGTGGAAGACGGAGTTGCTAGAAAATGAAGGACTTCTTAAGCTTGTCAGGGATACTGCTCGCATTGTCACACGCCAGGATGGTATTGCACGCAACGTACAGCGTCATCTTGTCAATAACATCGTTGGCGAAGAGTTCACGCCAAGTTTGGAGCTTGGTGACGAGGCTAGTGACCCGCAAGAGCAAAGCGAAGGTAAAGCGGACCCAGAAATAAAGGGTCTGATGGACAACTGGCGCAAATTTGCTGTTGTTAATAACATGTGCAGCAAGTTTCGGGAGTGGGTCAAGCGTGCTCACCGCGATGGCGAGTCAATACTTTTGATTAAGCCTGGAAAGGCTGTAACTGCCAAGCCTGAGCAGCCGAAGGTGCCTAAAGTTACCTTCCTAGATCCATGGTATGTTACCGGAGTGTCCAATAACATCAAAGACATACCCGACCCAATGACTAATTTCTGTGGAGTTGTCACTGCGCAGAATGACGCTGCTGACATTCTCGCCCTCCATTATCGTCAGCCGGATACGTCCAAGTTCATCGACATCCCCATTGAGAGTGTCATTTTCGACAAGCGCAATGTTGATGAAAACGTCCGTCGCGGTGTTTCCTCGTACTACTCAATTTTCCCCAATCTCCGACGCCTACAAAAGCTGTTGGTTAATCTGTCAACGCTTGCACAGATTCAATCTGCCATTACTTTGGTGCGCAAACATGCCCAGGCATCCGCTCCGCAGCTTACTGCATTTGTTCGGCAGCGTGTGGCGTCTACTAATCGTACCGATGCGGTTACCGGTGTGCAGGCTTTGGCACAGCAGTTTAAGCCCGGCGCCATCATCGACACTAATACTGCGTCTGATTATGTGTTTCCGGCTCATAGTTCCGATGCATCGAAGTTTGCGGAACTTATTGACTGTGAAAAGTCCATCATTGCCGCAGCATTTCAACTGCCTGTCGAGTGGATTATGGCATCTGAACCTCAGACGCCACTGTCCGAAGGCTCCCCATGCATGAAAATGTTCAAAGCGGAGCAAGCGGAGCTGAGTGTTGGTGCTACTAAGCTGTTTTGGGCTGTGCAAAAGCTTATGGGCATTGAAGACACCGACGAGTTGCAGCTTAAGTACCAAGTGACGTGGAGTGCGACTCGTATTGCGGTTGGCAGCTCTGTGGATCAGTCGCGCTCAGATGAAATGGATCTACGCAATGGTATCGTGTCCCCGCAAACGCTCAGTAAGGAGCGTGGACGCAACTACAAGCATGAGCGCAGCAATCTACATGCACATGCTAAGCAGCTTGCTCCAGGCGAGTCTATGCCTGGCCAGATTGGCAGCACGAATAACGACACGAGTAACGAAGGTGGTAAGAAGCGCGCAGATGGCGGTCACAGTGATTCTGACCGCGCCCCACAAGCCAGTAGCCGCGAAAAATAGCCCTTGACATCCATTTATTGCTAGGTATAGGCGCGTACATGGACATGAAGTACATTTTCCGTTCCACCTTTGAAGGTGCCAAACGTGAAGACAACATTGTTACTGGTGTTCATATTCTTGGCTTTAACTCTAAGAATGGCTATACCTACTCCCCCGATGCTGTGCAAAAGGCTGCACCCCTATATGAGGGTAAGCCAGTGTATGAGGAGCACAGCCGCGCTCGTAAGGTGTCAGATATTCTCGGCACATTTGAAAATGTGAAGTTTGTATCTGAAATTGGCCTTGTTGGTGACTTCAAGATGAATCCGAAGCACCTTCATTACGAGCAATTTAAGTGGAATGCCGATAATACTCCCAAGGTTATGGGAATGTCGCATGCCGCTGATATCAAAGTTAATGAGTCTAAAAAGCTCGTTATGGATATTGCAAACGTCGAATCGGTTGATTTGGTGGCTACTCCTGCAACTGTCGATGGTTTATATGCGCATGTCACCGAGGGTGTAATTGCGGATAAGGTAAACCAGGACACAGAAATGAACAAATTGCGTACATTGGTGTACGCTGCTCATAGTCTGACGTCCGATGTGATGTATAGCGGTGCCGGTACCGATGGTGAGAAGGCGAAGAAAATTCGCAAGATCCATGGTGACTTGGTAAGTGAACTCAAAAATCATTATGGCGATGAAGCCAAGGAATCGGTGTCTATGGATCGTGCTACTCTGCTTAAAGACCACCCCGAGCTTGTTGACGCAATCCGCCAAGAAGCGGTTGCTGCCGAGCGTAAGGTGCAGGAGTCTCTCAAGAAGGTTCCCAAGGAATTGTGTACCTCAGTTTTTGAGTCGCTTGTGCGCAAGTGCAGCACCGATGCTGAAGTCGATGCTCTTGTTGCTGATCGCATTGCAATGGGCACTGTTACGCGGTCCGTTGTTGAGGAAGTTGTAGCCAGCGCTGCCCGCGACACTAAGATTTCAAGTGTCAAGGTCGAGGAAAGCGCGAAGGCTGTCACTAAGGATAGCACACTTGCCCTCTTGGGCGCAAAGGTTAAGGGTAAATAAACATGTCCATTCCTCATATCCACGTCGGTGGTCCTTGCAATCCGCAAGCTATTCTCACTAAGATCAGCTCTGGTCTTACTGTTAATGCGATCAATCCTGGCGACCTGCTGTCCATCGACAGCAGCAACAACGTTATCCCCGCGTCCGCTTGGCCTTGGACTACCAATCTCGCCACTACGCAGGCTGCGTTCGCGCTGAACTTCCGTGGTTTCACTGATTCACGCTCGCGTGTGAACAGTGCTGATCCGCGCGATTCGCGTGTGAACGCCATTGAAGACGGCTTCTATGACTTCAATGTTGCCTCTGGTACCTACACCGTTGGTCAGTATCTTGGTATCAATGGTACTTCCGGTGGCATGTCGTCCCAGCTTGTTGGTGTTTCATCCAAGGCTGACGCAGTTGCCATTGTCACTCGCGGTTCTGATAGTCAAACTGTCACGACTGTTCGCGGTGAGCTTACCAACACTCCTACTCGCCGCTAATCGGTAAAGGTTTAATACAATGACTATTAGTACTAAGCGTGTTTTTGAGTCCTGCAAGACTCCCGCTGAAAAGCACATGCACCTGATGAATATCAGGGAAGCGGTGAAGTCGAAGGAGATTGATCCCCTTCGTGACTTCAAGTTTAGCGAGGTGCTTGAAGGTACCTGCGGTCGTGACGTGGTTGATCGCCTAAAGCGCAACGACGACGCGAACGTCTACACCGGTAGTGTTTGGGAAGGTGTTGACCCCGTCAACCAGACCTTGTTTACCAACATCACGCAGTTGATGGTGCTTCAGGGTGTTGTTCAGTCTTACGAGTCCCCGGCGTATATTGGCAATGAGCTGGTTGAAGTTAAGGCTTCACCGGATGACAATGTTCGCATTCCCGGTATCCACCAGATTCCGCTTCAGACCACCATTGTAGCTGAAGGTGAGGAATATCCCGATACCGGCGTTTCGGAAGACTACATCGACACTCCGCGCTCGGCTAAGAGCGGTCTTAAGATCGGCCTTACCAAAGAAGCGATTTTCTTTGACCGCACTGGCCAGCTCCTTGCGCGTTGTGCCGAAGTTGGGGAGCGCGTTGGTACCGGTCGTGAGCTGCGCATTCTGCGCACTGTGTTTGGTCTCGATAATACCTTCTCGCGCAGCGGTACTACGCGCAATACGTATGTGGCATCTGCTGATCCGCGCATCAACAAGCTGGCAAGCAATCCGCTCACGGATTGGACTTCGGTCCAGAGTGCTTGGTTGCTGTTTGCACAGATGATGGATGATCGCGCCATTCCTGAGCCTATCATGGTCCAGCCGAAGGCGATCATCGTCCCCGTGCAAAAGTTCCTGACTGCAAAGCGTATCTTTGGTGCTGATCAGATTCGCACTCCCAGTGAGACGGCTGATGGTAATAACACGCTTCAGACCTACAGCCCGAATCCTATTAAGGATGCTCCGTGGGGAACTCCGAAGGTTCTTACCACGCAGTGGCTGTACTACCTGCTGACTCTGGCTGCTACTACCAACAACCCCGGTGGTCAGAGCTTGCAGAGCAACAGCTTATTCCTTGGTGCTGGTCTCAACAGTGAGCAGGCTACCAACTACTGGTACTTTGGTGACTTTAAGAAGGCATTCAAGTATCGTGAAGTTTGGCCGCTCCAGGTTATCACTGCCCCGGCTAACAACCAGGCTGAGTTTGAGAAGGACATCATGGTGCAGTACCGTGCCTCCGAGCGTGGCACCCCGTACATTGATGCGCCCTGGAATGTGGTTCAGTGCTACAACGACTAATAAGTCGGTAGTTAGCGGAAACCAGGATAACCCATCCCGCACGGGGTGGGTTTTTCCCTATTAGGACCCTCCATTATGTCGAGTCAAAAATCATTCCGCTACGGTGTAACCCGCCGAGTTATCATCGCGTCGCTGGCGCAGATGTCAGGAGTTACTCCCACATCAACACCCAGCACCAACGCCAATAGTATATACAAGTTGTGCAATCTGAACGCTAATGACGTGCTTCGGCTTGTTGGTGTCAAGATTTCTGGACAGGTTGGGGTTACCGGAGGTGGAAATCGTGGTGCCATTAATATTTCTAGCGATGGCGGTATCACCAATATTGAATACTGTGCCGCTGGTGCAGATTTCGTAGAGGATAGTACTAACGTGGCGAATCTTGTCATTGGTGGCGATGCTGGGGCTGTTGTTAATGTCTGCATTATCTTGAAGTTCACTAACTAATGATTGATCCCGTAACGCTTGGAAATAACAACGATCTATCTAATATTGCGAAGCTGAAAGACGCACGCGATAATTTGGTTCAGCAACTTGCAGGCATTTCCATTAAGCCGAAGCCTACGTATGAAATTGACGGGCAGATGGTCAGTTGGGATGTGTACCAAACCAATTTGATTGCTCGCATTCGCTCGCTTAATGCCACCATTAATGAGTTGGATGTTGGTGTTTGCGGGACGGAGACCATTACTCAAGGCTTTATGTAAATGGACCTTGACTTGTCAATCTGCGATGATATAGGAGTCATGGACGGAAATATTCAGTTGGTTTTGACGCATCGCGGTCCAGCCAATATGAGTGTTGACGAAAACGGTTGCCTAGTACCAGTTTTGGTTGCGGCAGAGGTTAGTTACAATTTCTGCGGCATACTTCGACAGCAGGACGCTAGAAATGGCGGGGCCGTAAAACAGGTATATGAGCGCGGAAAGTCGATGTCCAATGAGCATGTTGGCTTTGTTGACACTTACATTGAGGCACCTGCAAACCAAATTCCCGCCGTTTTTACGGATGATATCATAACTAATCCTGCTTGTGGGGATCAGTGGACTGTGGTTTCTTTTGACAGAGTTACGCTTAAGACGCGATGGAAAATCGCATGCCGGAAGATAGTCTAGCGGATAGAGTATTTGCGGCGATTAAGCAGCGTAAGGTTGAGCTTCTTATCCGTGTGCAGAAAGAGCTTGCTGTTTTACAGCAGGATCTCATTGACACCGGGCCGGTTGAAACTGGTGCAGCAGTCGGTAGTACAGAGCGGGCAGTGCGCGAGCAGCGTCCCGGTGATAAGAGCTACGGATTCAAGATCGGCAACGATCCAGGCGACTCAGGTTGGCAGTTGACTGGTATCAATGAGTGGGATGAAGACTTTAAAGTTATCGAGATGGGTATCGCAAACCCAATGTGGGATAGATACTACAAGTATGTAGAGCTAGGCTTTACACACCACCGGACCCGAAAGAATGTACCTGCGCGCCTCTTTGTGAGGCAAGCAATTAATAGGCATATAGCGCGTGGCTACTAACGCAACGAATAGCCAGCTATTCCTGTTCTTCGCAACTCAGGTGCTTAACCTTTCCATTCCTGGGTATACTCCTGGTATTGGATCACCAAATCCAATACCTATGTTCATACCTGGGTGGCCACACCCCGACTTGAGCAAGTACGATGATTGGCTTGAGTATTTTATACTGAGCGGAGACCGCCATCCGTCGCGCTTGCAGGATGACAAGCGAGATTTCAGCCTTCAGATTATTGTGTATTCAATTCATGGTGGCTCCCGTAAGAATGATAGAAAGCTCAACAACGAGCTTGCTATATCTGATGCCATTCTTCCAACTTTCGATCAGCAACGTTTCCTAGTTTCTGGGTCTGATGTACAGCTTAAGGAAGCTAAAGTAATTCCTCTCGATCTCCGCTCTATGGGAGATTTCGCCGAGAAGGTCAAGCAGCGTGCACCGGATCTCAACGTCAACACTGCCGTTATACTCGTAGACGGCTGTATAATTCAACAAGGTAGATAACATGACCATTCCAGCCTGCGCCCGCAATCTCCGCGATGCTACTTTGAGCATTGAGGATGGTACCGGTACGCCTAATATCCTGCTCATTCCCATCATGGACGGTAATGTTACATGGACTGAGCACAATCCGACTGCTACGGTGCTGAACCGTGGTAAGTTGTACAACCGTCGCCAGGGAAATGACAAGGAAGTTGATGTTTCCTTTGAAGTGACGTTTGCTCAGTACAGCTACCAGTCTGGCAACTCAGGCACCCCATCCGTGACTGATGCGCTTATGCAGCGCGGTGGTGCAGCTAGCTGGGTTAGCACCGACGTGCTCTGTGACATCTACTCCAGCAATCTCAAGTTTGAGATTAAGAATCCCGCTGATCCGGGCAATTCTGAAATCCTGCTGATGACGAAGTTTTGCGTTGATCAGATTCAGTTTAAGGAAGGCGACCCGGATAAGCTCACCGTTACCGGCAAGTGCTTCACCACGACCATTACCGAATCGTACGGAACCATTGGCCGCACTGTTTAGTACCAAAACAGAATCATGTAGGAGACATACGTGAAGTACAATAATTCACCCGTAGCACTCGCAGTGCGAAAGGTGATTAAGTTGCCTCGCCCCGATGGGAAATCGCTAGAGCTAGATGTTCGTGCGGTTCCCATCGGATGGGAGATTGACTTTCAGAGAATGTGGCCGATGCCCATTCCCCCCGTTACCGGAACTATTGTTACCAAGAGTGGTACAGAGGAAAAGCGGGACTTTTACAATAAGGAGTTCCAAGTAGAGAATGCGGAGTGGAAATCATGCCACAGCCTTTACTTTATTCACTCTGCACTCCGTTCTTGTCCGGCGCTTGAGTTTTCTACCGTTCCTACGGACAAAGCGTCGGTGCTAGCTCTTTTCAAAGAATATAAAGAAGCCGGATTCAGCTCCCATGACCTTGCGTTCCTTGCAAAAGAAATTTCCGAGATTTCAGTTTTGACGCATGGTGAGCTTAAGGAGAAACAAGATTCTTTCTCTTTGAGCCCTCCGAAGACGACTTAGTAACGCCCCCGGCGTTGCGGAAAAAGTTACCAAAAGGCCGAACCCTCAAATACCATATTTTTAAGGTATGCGAGCGGTTCGGCCTTCGCGTTTCGGACTTCTACGAAACGCTGGATCGGGGGGCACAATCTGACTATTTGGCCTATGAGATGATTCGGAACGAAGAAGAAATTAACGATATGATTTACACTGCTAGTGGCAAGATTCCATGAGCGATAATTACTACAACGAAGTTATTAAGATTACCACGGTTGATGAAACTCAATCTGGAATTAAAGTACTTGAGAACTTGCAGAGCAAGATCCAAGAAACCAAAGCGCTCGCAGGCGAACTTAGTAATTCGGTTATCGCGGCCACCAAAGAGACTATCGATGCCGAGCTGGAGATGGCTCGTGATTTTGATCAGGTCATTCGCGCCGTCATTAAGCAGCGTAATAATGACGAAATTGCAGCCTCCATTCAACAACATCAGGACCTGGCGGCTATTCGCAAGGCTGCACAAGATGCGCAGCTATCCGATGCGCGAGATATGGATCAGACGATTCGCGCCTTCATGAAAGCTGACGAGGAGGTGCAGAAAGCCTTTGCCGAAGCAGAGATTGCCGTGGAGAAGGCAAAGTATAAAGATATGGATATGATCATCCGTGCGCACTTCCAGAATGAGGAGCGCATGGCAATTGAGCATATGAAGAATCAGAAATTCATTCTCCATCCCGATGCAGTCACCCCATTTTCGGGTGGTCAAGGTGCCGGATTTATTCCCCGCAAGCCCGGTGGTGGTGGCGGTGCCCCCCAGGAGGAAGAAAGCGGTGGCCCCACGCTCGGACAAGGCTTGCGCACTGGCGCTGGTATGCTCGGTATGGCCGGTAGCTTTCGTGGTGCCGCCGGTCTCTACACGCTTGAGCGTATCGCACAGATGGCGGGAGTAGCCGACACGTCCATTGCCTCACTGACCGCTGGTACTGTAGCCCTTGGCGGTGCCCTTGCCGCCGTCACGGTTCCTGCCGCTATTATGTATCTCGGACACGACTTCGCGCATGAACTTGCTGAAATGTCCGTAACCATCCGTGGCGCGGAGACTGACCTTCTTAGCGTAGATAATATCCTCAATAACATTGCGGCAGGATCAGCCAAGGTTTCCGCAGAATACAATGTTAGTACTACTGAGGTTGTCAAAGCTGCCAAGATGGCCCTGCAATCCGGCATTGAGTCTGGTGATGTTAATGAGTTTACCGAGAAGGCTGCGATGCTTAGCCGGGCGGTACGCATCCTACCTACAGATGCGGCTAATATGCTGACTGCACTTCGTGATGCCTTCAATGGCTCCATGAAAGATATGGACAGCTATGCGGACACACTTACTAATATCCATAATCTTGGCCGCGTGAATATGGATGGGTTTGCGGATAGCTTGGGCCGTGTCATGCCTCTGGCGCAGCAGGCTGGAATTTCATTTGAGGAGCTTGGTTCAGCTATTACTACCCTTACTCGTCGTGACTTTACTGAGGATCAGGCAGTCACTTCGATGGCTAATATTTTGAAGTCTCTCACAGCACCTAGTGCTGGGGCCAAGGCTGAGATGCACTCGCTTGGTATTGAGTTTGATAAGACTGGAATCGCAGGAAAGAAATTCTCTGATATTATCCAAGAGATTGTTACTAAGACCAATGGAAATACCGGCGATATTTTAAAAATGATTCCCGATATACGCGGCGAACGCGGTATCGCCGGGCTTATCGAATCACTTCCATTGCTGCGCCAACTTGAGGAGCAATTTAAGCAGACGGGCACCGCTGCTGCCAATGCGTCTCGGGTTATGGATACCACTGGTGAGAAGCTTGAGAGTAAGTGGTATGAGGCTACCAATACTATTAAACTTGCTGGTGTTGAGCTGTTGAAGTTTGTTAACGGGGAAAAGAACTTCGCCCAAGACTTAGAGGCAGCCAACAGTACTTTTGACGGTCAAATGATGCGTGGAATTGTTAGCACTATCGAAGCTGGCGCAGAGACTGTTGAATCTGCGTTTAAATTTGTCTTCGGCTCGCAGTCATTTGGTGACTGGTTGCGTGAGACCGGAGAGCGGTACGGAGAGATTTTTACTGGAGCTTTCGCCGATAAACTCAAAGGCGATGCCATGTGGAATAAGGCCATTGCTGATAGCAATGCGGCCCTAAAGAAAATATTCCAACCAACCGATGACATGGCCGCGAAGGCACTCAAGGAAGGCCACGACGGCGGTCTTGACGATGATGCAAAGAAGCGTGAGGAGAAGTATAAGCAGTATCAGAGTGGGGAGACTGACCGTCGTCTGTCACCAAAGGAAAAGGACGAAATTAAGTCACTTCAGCAGCAGGCTATGGAGATTCAACACACCATAGATGATGCAGCCGCCTCTATGAAGCGTGTACGTGAGGAGCGTGTTAAGGATATCCAAGCTGAGATTGCTCTTGAGCGCACAAAGCTGCATAATTTTGAAAAGGGTGACGGCGCCGGTGACACCGCATCCGCCATTACAGCTCAGGCAAAGATTAATGCTTTGGTGCAGGAGCAGCACGCCATATTGTCATCTACTAAGACCGAGCAAGAGCAAATTGTAGAGTTTCAGCAGCAGCAAGCTTCTAAACTCGGCCTTATTAAAATGGACGAGCAGGCTATCCGTGATATCGCAGCGACTCGTACCCAGACATGGCAGCAGATTGTGGAAGCAACTAAGCGCGAAGCTGAGCAGCTTGAGGAGTTAGATAAGAAGCGCCGCGCTGCGCATGAGCTAGAGCAGAAAGAACGCGAAGCGGCTGCGGCTGCTACTAAGCAATACGAGCATGAGGTGTTCGACGAGACTGTGCGCCTTCTTAATGCTAATGCTGAGGAGCATAAGAAGTTTCTTGAGAAGAAAGTAGAAGACACCAAGAAAATAGAGGAGGAGATTCGCAAGGAACATGAGAAGACTGCTGACATGTCCTTGCGCCTTGAGGAGCGAATCCTACAGGCCAAGGAGCAGCAGCTAAAGCGTACTGGAGGCGCTAATGCTGTGTTTCGTAATGATCGACAATCCATCGATTCTACCATCTCAGGTGCGAAGGATAAGATCAATGATGGCACGATGACTGAGAGTGAACTTCACTCCACCGTGCAGAAACTTGAGAAGCTTATTGAGGATATGGCTAAGAATGATCCCAATAAGTCACGTGAAGTTAAGGATCTCATGGAAGGCAAGATGCAAATCGATGATTTGACTCGTGCCTTTACTGAGGCATTCGACAAGCAGGAAAACGATAAACTCGGCAGTGTTAATGCGCGCTCATTCAAGAAGTTGTCCCCGCAAGACGCCATTGATCAGGCCAAGAAAGATGTTGCTACCAAGCAGGAAATCAGTAATACTGTTAATATCAACGTAGGCTCGGACACCACAAATTCGCAGCTTGCTGAAATGATTGCGCAGAAAGTGCAAGCTGCTATTGACACTGCTGTGCATCGTGGTGCCTCAGTGTCCCCGATTCCCGCCGACTCCCGTAATACAAGTGGTGGCACTTCGTATGTTGGCTCCGACTCAAGTAACGATGATAGTAGCAACGACCCCGGCTATAGTGAGACTGATTCATGAGCGGAAAGACCCTACAAAATCTTGTCTATCTATGGACTCCATGGAATGTACCCATTGGATCCGCAACTGCTTCGATTTCATTTAAGCCGCCTGAGCTTAATGATTCTAATCAGCATGCACGTAATCAAACTCAAGCTCGTCTTCGCAATGGTACTATGATTGTGTATGATCGCGGTGTTAATTACAACAACACCATTACTATGCAATTTAAAGATGTACCTGATGTTCAACGCTGCAACCTCGTGTCATTTTTCGATGCAGTACAGTGGGGCAGCACAAAACTTGCTTATGTGGATCAGTATGGCTGCCAGCGTACCGTGCGCCTCGCCTCGCCAAAAATTAGCTATGCTGATACAGGTCTTCGCAATCGCAATGCCTCAAGCTCTGAGGTGCTGTGGAACTTTAATTTTAACTTTACTGATATCTCCGATAGCTCTGACGAGCTGTCGCAAGGAGACCCGCCCGTGAGCAGCGCCCTAACGCTTCATATCCTAGACTACAACGACCCACACGATCCCGAAGTCAGCGTAGACATGACAATCGCCGGATCTCCATTCGTGGTTGAAAAGTGGCCCACGCTCCAGTGGAAATCGGTTATTTGGAAAATGCTTGTATCAAAAGATGTCCGCTCCTTTACCCAGCTTATGTGCGGACAGCACAATGGAAATGGACCTACTCTAACCAATGCCACAGTCGTAGACGCGCCATTTTCCCAGATGCTTGTTAATGACGGCAATCTTGCAACCAAGGTTACCTTTACTACCGATTTGTGGACTGACACAACTGTTGTTCCTAATGTGCAGTACATGAGACTTAAAGCTACTACCACCGAAGACGGAGTTAACCTTGTTGTTCGCCGCAGTAAGATGGCAATCGGCTCATGATCTATATTCAAGGCGTTCCATATAACGTTCGCAGCAATGCGCAGCCTCGTGGACCATCGGTAAACGATGATGCATCACAGGGCTATAATGTTGGTGATAAATGGATGTACAACTTCCAAGAGTGGAGGTTGGACGACTCCACCATTGGCGCGGCTGTATGGACTGAGTATGGTGCAGGCGGTGGGGGTGGTGGTAGTGCATGGCATGACGGTATGGGTGCTCCGTCGAGTGGACTCGGTAGCAACGGTGACTATTACCTAGACGATTCAACCGGAAATGTCTATACGAAGGTTTCCGGGGTCTGGGTGATGACTGCTAATATTCTTGGAGCCACAGGTGCTACAGGCGCAACTGGTGCTACGGGATCGGCTGGCCCCACAGGAGCAACTGGCCCCACTGGCCCCACAGGAGCAACTGGCCCCACTGGCCCCACAGGAGCAACTGGCCCCACTGGTGCTACGGGCGCTAATGGCTCGCAGTGGTATTCGGGAAGTGGAGTGCCGTCTTCGTCTCTCGGTAATGATGGCGATTTTTATATTAATGACACCACAGGCGATGTCTATCTTAAGACATCCGGTGCGTGGAGTATTGTCGAGAACATTGTTGGCCCACAGGGACCTACCGGCGCTACCGGCGCAACTGGCCCCACGGGCGCAACTGGCCCCACGGGCGCAACTGGCCCCACGGGCGCGGCAGGCGCAGCGGGAGCTACAGGTGCCACGGGAGCAACTGGACCTGCGGGATCTACTGGTGCAACAGGTGCTACTGGTGCCGCAGGTGCTAATGGGAATACAATTTGGAATGGCACCAGCAATCCGACTACGGTAGCTGGATCACAGCAGGGTGATTTCTATTTCAACACTACCACATCAGTATTATGGGGACCGCGTGGCTCAGGGACATCATGGAGTGCTGTACCAACAGTGTCGCTCATTGGAGCCACAGGCGCTACTGGAGCCACAGGTGCTACAGGTGCTTCGGGTACAAATGGAAATACCATTAATAATGGAACTGGAGCACCTTCAAATACTCTCGGGAGTAACGGTGACTTCTATATTGATACTGCCGCAGATGCCATATACGGCCCTAAGTCCGGTGGAGTGTGGGGCAGCTCAACATCACTCATTGGAGCGACTGGAAGCACTGGGGCGACTGGAAGCACTGGGGCGGCTGGCACTAATGGGAACACGATTTGGAATGGCACCAGCAATCCTACCACTATTTCTGGATCACAGCAAGGTGACTTCTACCTAAATACGACTACAAGTGTGCTATGGGGACCACGTGGATCTAGCAGCTCATGGAGTGGTGTCGCAACCGTTTCACTCATTGGAGCGACTGGAAGCACTGGAGCGACTGGAAGCACTGGGGCGACTGGAAGCACTGGGGCGGCTGGCACTAATGGGAACACGATTTGGAATGGCACCAGCAATCCTACCACTATTTCTGGATCACAGCAAGGTGACTTCTACCTAAATACGACTACAAGTGTGCTATGGGGACCACGTGGATCTAGCAGCTCATGGAGTGGTGTCGCAACCGTTTCACTCATTGGAGCGACAGTTGCCATTAGTCAGCCAACCGGTGTCCCCATTACCATTGCCAGCGGTGCGCAATATTACTGGACTGCTGCTAATAATCATCCTACAGTTTCTGGTGAGCAAGTCCTGCTGACTATTGAGAAGTATATAGCTACTCCCGCTACTTTTACCGATGCAACTATTACTGCTGCACTATCTAGTGCCTCTAACTTCACGCAGCAGAATAGTACTTCCGGTACCGCTGTAAACGCCTCGCCTAACGCACTCGCCATTAGCCTGTTCCCCACATCAGGAGGAATCGTAGCCGGTACAGTCAATCCTACGTCTAGCATGACCAGTGATAGTGCGCCGTCGCCACTTGTAGCGAATGATAATACTGGAGGCACTACTGGCTATCCGCCATATAATGTTTTCGCGCCACCCGCGACTGGTTCTAACAACCGCTCCGGTGGTGAGTGGTATCTACCAAGCGCCAATATCCCCGGTTGGCTCTCCATCGATCTTGGCTCCGGTAATGGAATTGCACCGTACTCATATGTTGTGAATGCTTACGGGAGTCCAGGTGGATCCGGCTATAACCCAGCCGCATGGACATTCCAAGGCAGTAACAACGGAAGCTCATGGACCACACTTGACACTCAGACGGGGCAGGGAACTAATACCGGAGTTTCTGGGGGGCACACTTATGTGCTCTCGTCACCGGGGCCGACTACGTATCGGTATTTTAGATGGAATTTTACATCTCCTACCGGCGGCATTGAAATTGAGTGCATGTCTGTTATTGCGCAGTCGTCGTCCATTACGTATCCGACTTCGACCATGTACTACGTTACAACCAATAGCAGCAGTAATATTGATTTAGTGAGGTATCCCGGTGGCTCCATTTCCACCGTTACTATTACAAACAGCGTTCCAGGTAGCTGCACCCTTGTTGGATTCATAAGTACCGATGGCGGGACTACGTGGTACTACTGGACCGGCAGTGCTTGGACTAGCATAGCACTCTCGGCAGCTAATCTAGCCGCCCATGGTAATACCATGGCGACTTTACAGACACAATTAGTTGGGCTGGTCTCTGCACTTCCAGGTGCACAGACCAGTCTTGCGTTTGCCTGGGGACTTGAAAGCACATCATCTATTGTGACCCCAACCGTTAGTGGTGTGTCTGTCAAATTTCAACCCGCCTCTCGGTATGAGTCTGCAACCGTAGGTGGGTATGGCAGTACGGCTGATATAGGATTTGCGCGTGTTAGCTCTACCTCGTCGCTGCTACTCAATCAAACCGGCAGTTCCCTACAACTGTATGTTAATATGGTGGTATAATGCCAGCAACAATAGGTAACAACATAAATCCACAGGCTATCGCACTCTCCATTGATGACGCTGAGCTTGAGACTGTGACTACAGCGCTACGTGCATTTGTAGCATCAGCTACCCCAGCACAAATACGCCAATGGATGGTGTCCGCGCCTTCGCAGCTATCTACATTGCAGGTCGCAGCAACAACACCAATATCAGCAACAAATCTTGAAATCGGTATTTTGCAGCTCTCGCAGAATACAACATTGTCAAATCCAACCGGAACGCCCTACACTGGTCAGCGGCTGGAGGTTGTTGTGGTACAAGGAGGAACTTTCACCTTAGCATTTGACACTGAGTATAAGTTCAGTATAACCATCCCAAAGCCCACCATTACAGCGACCAAAGGCAAAATAGACCGCATGGTATTTGAATACTTTGCAGCTACAGGCTTTTGGTACCTTATTGAATTGCAGCAAGGCTTCTAATGACCACTCCAACGTATGCACCTACTACAGCCAGAGTGCTGCAAGGATCCGCGTCTCCTACGAATACCAACGATTGCACCACGGGTGTTATTGTCGGTGATCTATGGTCGTATGGAACCTCTCTGTGGTATTGTTCCGATGCAACTGCCTCCTCAGCAGTTTGGAATAGTATTTCCGGCGGTGGAGGCGGTGGTGTAACGAGCGTCAGTGGCACATCGGGACAGATTTCAAGCACAGGTGGCAGTACGCCTGTGCTTGCCCTCATAACTACTGGGGTGGGTGCCTCTACTTATGGTGACTCTACTCACGTAGCACAGATTACTGTGGATACCCTCGGGCGCATTACCGCAGCCAGCTCAGTCTCCATTAGTGGTGGTGGGTCATCTGCTGCACTACTGACTACGGTTGTTGATGCCCCAGCTTCTAACGTAGCATCAGGCAATTATACGTTGGGTATGTCGTTTGTACCGGCTGTGGCTGGACTGACATGTACAGGCGTTAAAGTGTATTGGGCCGGTGCAGCCACTACTCTCGACATCTCCTTGTGGGACCACGCTGGTACTAAAGTAGCCAGCGGCACTATGAGCGTAACATCTACGCCTGGTGTTTTTACTGGAACTTTCGGAAGTTCCTATGGTGTGTCAGTAGGTCTTGTATATACTGTTTCGTACTCGGATACTGCTGGATCCCCACAATATTCAAAGACGACTACAAGCTATGTGGTAGCCAACGCATTCATTAATCCTGGCTATATATTCCTCGCATTTCTCTATGCATCTGGTACCGATCAATACCCAACTATTGCTGGTGCTCCCGCTAGTTGGCTCATTGATCCGGTTCTTTAATAGGTATTTTATGTCTGATACTACTAATAGTCGCTGGGATGGTTGGTTTGATGACAAGGTTCTTAAAGCCTTGGCATGGTCGCTAATACCTATGGTAACTATGTTCGTATACCTTACTGAACGGTATGTCGATATTAAGGTAACCCAAGGTGATACGGTACGCACTGAAGAACTAAAGGCACTCTCTAGACAGATGCACGACGAGTTTACATCGCAAAGCAACAGCATACATGACGACATTCGCCACGCGGTTAAAGATGCTATTACTAGTGTTGAGTCCCGTCTTGCGTCCGATGAAGCGCGCATGTCAGCCATTGAGGGTCGCCACTAGTGTCACGCAGAGTCATCGGTAATATTGTAAACGGACTCAACTCGTCCGCCCCATCGGCAGCGATTATTGTGTTCGACGTGGCTACTAATACTCCGCACTACGCGCTAGTACAGGAAGGATTACTAGACCTTGCTATAGTTACACTGAATGGCGTAACTATTCCCGTAATTAACCTTCTTGGCAAGCTTACTTACACTGACACATTCCCGCAGGCGAATGAAGGCTGCCGCAAGAATATCATTAGCTTTGATGTGTACTCAGCCGATCCAAAGGGGTATCCATTTGCCGTCGCTCCGTTGAATAATTTGTTTTACCAGGGTGGACAGATTATTAAGTCTGTATACTTTGGTGTGTATCTATTCGATCGCTCGCAACAAATCTCTGGAGATTTGAATCAGGGTTGCTGCCTTGGGTACTACGTTCTCGATAGCAGCCTGGCATGGGATGAAGTGTCTGGAGTAACTAAGTTCCAGGTTGCTGATGTATTGAACATGGCAATGGAGAACGTTGGTTACTTGACCACTGACGTTGACCCCACGATCCTGTTTGCATACAATAATTATCATACTTCAGACAACTTCCCAGTAGTGTACGGCGCGGTTCCACGCATCCGTATGATGAACGCCTTCCCGTCGTTCAGTGTTAGTCTGTTGACTATGAACATCAGCGGCCATGTTCTAACGGCCTACAACCTATCCAGCACGACCATTGAGCTTGAGGCTGACGTTAATATTGGTGATGCTCTATTACAGCTAGCCAATTTGGGCGGCACTGCACGCATTAAGATGGCTGACGGCGAGATTATCGCTGGCACACTGGTCTATGACTCTACAGCCAATACCATTACGCTCGATATTACAGCCCGCAATACCTACTATGCTCAAGTCATGGGGTATATGAACTCCGGTGACGGCCTGACTCCCGCTGCTTGGGCTGACGGCCCCGCCAGTGGAGGCATTGACGTTCCTAACTACGGTACGGTTAATTTCTCCGCTACTAGCACCATCATTCCCAATGGCAGCAAGATCATTATCTCTACCACTGGGTTTATGCAGGCTGATATCCAAGAGTGGGCGGGTTCGCCTGGTCCAGGCTATACGCTAATTGCTAATGCAGTTGCGCAGATGACTTCCGTCACCGCAGGTGTTGTCACTGGCACGAAGGTAGCAGATAACACCCGCGACTCTGTTAGCCACTCTCTGTGGACCACAGACACCACTAATCAGTACACAATCGAAAGCTCTATTTCCGCTTACTTTGCCAGCCCCAGCAATGACTATGACTTCCCGTCAGGCACCACCATTGTCTATAGCTACGGTGGTTTTGAGTGGATGAAATTTTATGCTACGCCACAGCCTATCCGACTGTTCATCAATAATCCCGCCATCCTTGTGCCGGGACAGGCATCAGCCACTCTCTGTATTAATGTAGGAACCGCTACTGGTGTTGGCACTCCCAGCACCCCGGTTACTAATGGGCCAATGATCACCAGTGGCGTCACCGAGCCCGCCACTCTTGGAGTTGGATTTACATACACTATTACTGCCAATAACTCTCCTACGTCCTATACCGCAACTAGTCTCCCATCGTGGGCAACGTTCAATCCGGTCACAGGTACTATTGGTGGTATTCCCACGACTAATAACACTTCGTACTTCATTCCAATAACTGCAACTGATAATGCAGGCATTGGTGCCATTGGTGCATCGTGGCAGCTTGTTGGTTTTGACGCAGCCAGTGTAGATAATTCTTGCTACATGCGCAATGGGCTGTCTCAATTCAGTATCGACAATGTTTATTACGAGGCTGATAGCCAGCTCTTGAATATTCCCGTCGCTAATATTGTATCTGTAACCCAGCGCACCACAGCGTACACGCTTCAGAATCTTGCCCAGATTACTCTTACATCCGCACCGCTGGACATGACTAACATCTTGCCAAATGCGAAGTCTAATATTGTATATGCTGACGCTGGGTATGATACTACTGGTGACGGACAGAATAACCGTGCGGAGCGCATAATTACGGCTGTAGTACAGACTGACACTATTCTCCCTACCCTATGTGGAAACTCAGTGTCGCTTTCTGGAACCTCTGGTACTGACTATCCAGCCGATAACTTCTTGCCGTGGATTGGGATTCTTGTGCGCAAGCCAAGTACGGTAAGTGCTGTGTTGAACCGTGCTCTGTACCAATGCAATGCGGCTCTCGATTGGATCGTTAATAAGTTCCAGCTCCGACTTCGCAACACTCCATATGGAATTGGTACGCTTTGGAGCCAAGTCACCTGGACTCCTCCAGGTGGATCCGCCGGGCAATACATTAACCTGCCGGTATTCGCTACCTCTGATCAGGAGCAGCTTGAGAACGGCGCGACCATGACCTGTGGTCAGGTTGTGTCCAAGATGCGCGCTGGAACATCGGAGACTGAAATTCCGGCGTGCCACACGAAACTTAATTACGGTGGATGGGAAGACCCGAATTATCCCATCGCCCAGGCGCAAAAGAAAAACTTGCTGGTGTCAAATGATCGCCTGGTTGAGTACACATTTGATTTTATTAATGATGCCGATAGCTATGCCCTAGCCGCAGCATTCTTCAAAACCATTGGCCATCCATCTGCTGTGACTCAGGTAGACCGTCGCCTGTCAATGAAAATGAATCTCATGGGATTGCGCTGGCAGTCTGGGGATATCATTGTGTGGAACAATTTCCCGATGGTCACAACCACAGATGAAACGGATGGGTTCTTTGACGGCACTGGGACATATGCCGGTATCCTCTACAATGTCGAGCATGATGGATCGAGCCCACCCAATTACTACACTGACCGTTTGATGGGTGCCCTTGGGGTTGTGCTCTCTGTCAAGCTCACCATGGATACAGACATGGTGGATGTCACGGTTGAGTCACGGCAAAGCAATTTGTGGCTCAACGACCTGGATATCCTCGCGTCAGGACCGCCATACGTTGGCAATCCTAACCAGCCGCAGAGTCCCGGCGAAGGAACTCCCAATGGTGGCGGTGCTGGAACTAGTGGTGGATATGGGGGCGGTGGTGGCAATCCCATGCCGTTCTACTTGAGCCATCCGGCTGGCATGACGATTAATACTACCCTCACTGATCCTACATGTGATATTACGGTGACCCCGCTTGGAGATATTGTAAATAATATCGGCTGGGTCTACCAGATGGAGTTGTTGTCTAAGACCGTACCTGCTGCTGTTCCAGGGCATGACGTAGGCTGCTCGCCAGTTGTTGGTGCTGTGTCTAACTGGCCCGGTGACGTTCCAACTACCCACACCCTCGTAGCTGGGTACAACTCGTTTCGTAATTTTGGATTTGGTAACCAAGTAAAGGAAACACAAATCCAATTCCAGATGATTCGCACAATACCGGCATTCCCTGGAAGCACAGTTGCTACACAGGACTTCACGAAGTGGTATCTTAATATTCAGCGCCCAGACCCAACAGGAATAACCGCGTCATGAGCCTATCTGGCCCAGTTGGTGTCCCACTCAATGTAAGCATTGCTATGTCAGGTGCATTCTACGACACACATAATGTGTCTATGACATGCGCTTTGCCCTGCCAATTCACAGATAGTACTGGCGTACCTCGTAGCAACACAGGTGGAGTTACATTTAATGTAGGTGATAGCGCCAAGACTGTATGGATGATATCCGATGCACCTGGATCATTTCCTGTACAATGGAAGTCCACGTCACCCTATTTTGTAGATATTAATAATGTGTTGCAGGTAACGCACAACACGTTCCAGGTTACGTTCACAGACACCCCATCATTCCAATTTGTCGGTAGCTACATAGGTATCGACAGCCCCGGCCCATTGCTTACCGGCTTGGCGATTCTTACAGTTCCAGTCGGAAAAACCATATCCATAAGCTGGGGTGGCTCGGGTGGTGTGAATATAGTTGGATTTAATGGCAGCACGCCAGCGGGCAGTGGGCCGTATGTAGGACCATGCACTATTAATTTCTACTGCTCCACGGGCGGCGGGCTAACGGGCGGCGCCACAGGCATCTCCATTACTGCCAACGATGGAACTACTACCTATACAACGACTCGTGATCAGATATGCTGCCCGCGTATTCCGTCATCCTGGCAGCCAGTGTTTACCGGAATCGCTCCGTCTGGATCGTATACGTTCACTCTGGGGATGACTGGATTTATGGCGTCGGGCGGTGCTACCGATACCACCGTATATACTCCGTATTCCGGCTCGGCAGCAGCTACATGGATGACTAGTGGAGCTGATCAGCTCACAGTTAGTTTGTCCGGTGTTCCCTATCCAGGCGGTATAACTGGAATATATATTGACGCCTCTACAGGCACCGATACCGCAACCTTGTCCATTAATGACGATAGTGGCTTGGGTACACCATCTGGCTACAATGCTACCTATACCGACTATGCTGGTAATATATTTGGTGCTATCTGTCATGCTTTGGCTAACTAATTTCTCCTTGAAAGGAGGTGAAAAATAAAATGCGTACGCTTATCTCTGGCGTTGAAGGTGGCCAGTATCCTACTCCGATCTATCTCGGTGAGGATGCTTTCATTTTCAACGTCATGTTTCTCAATGACGACGGCAGCCTGTATAATGCTACTGGTGATACCGCTACTCTGGATTTCTACACGCGCTCCGATCGTTCGGGCGGTGCGGCTCTCCTGTCAGCGGCTCTTACCGCCGTTACCATTGCGTCTGGTCTGTTCTCGGTGACGCTCACTGCGGCCCAAACCGCCGAGCTTCAGCGCGGAACGATGTTTGCTTTCGGTCACATCATCACCAGCGCCCCCTTGAACCTTTATGGTGCTAAGCCAACTGTGTTCCAGGTGACGTAAGCTTTTCTTTTCCACAATTACATATAGATACAAAAATACCCAGGGGATGCCCTGGGTATTGGCGTTTACTGACGCTTCAAAACTGTTGGTGGTCGAACCGATAGGCTGCCAGCCCTACCCTCCATATCCACACTATTCAGTACATCAGTCTTTGATGGTGGCTGAAGTCCGAATGCGCGCTGAATGAAATTGTCTACGTCCGTTCGTGACTTGAAGTCTTGACAGCGAAACATCAACTCAGGTTCCTCACGATTACGGAATGTAATTCTAAGCTGGTGACACTTTTGACTGACCTGGAAACTGCTTCGCTGCTCTTGCTCCAGGTCAGCATCAGCAATGGGAGCTGGCAGTCCGAAATAATAGCATGCGTACAATACACATGACCTATCAACTATAACATAATTGAAATCACGCGACACCAGATGCAGTGGCGAGCAATCCGTTGTAGTATTCATCTTCATCCTCCTCGACATATTCATTATGTCTATGCTTGGCTTTATCGAGACACTCAGCAAAGCTGCACTCAATTTTAGTCCGCTTGAGCATACGTGGCTCTTTCGGACTCACGACTGAGGCATAATTCAAAGGCACTGCGCGATGACGCCCCCAATTGGCGGTGTAGATATCTCCGTCGATAAGGATAGGTATCTTGAACCCCAGCGGAGCCACCATTACCTCACTAGCCAGTGACCAGTACCATTCCGCCCATTCCTCTGGCATCATCGCCAGGATGGAGTCGTGGATATTCGTAACAAGCTGAATGGGAGCCCGCTGGTTCGCAATCTGGGTAAATAATTCGACGCAACGATTCTTAAACATGTCAGCAGCACTACCTTGGCATAGGTAATTGACCGCGATGTATGCTTTGTCCAAATCAAAGTGGTATATGCGTCCGAAGAAATTACGTATCCATCCCCGTATCCTAAGTGTCTCTTTGACTTCAGCGTTGAGACGGCGGACACCTGGAACAAGACGATGGTATTCTTCAAGTACCGCATCCGCCATTTCTTCCGGTGAGCTTCCATACTTCGCAAGTTTAGATGGATCAGCAGCCTTGCGCAACTCCTTAATGAGAGACTTACGCAGCTTCTTTTTCCCCATACCATAGAGGATTCCAAAGTTGAGAGTTTTGGTTGGGTCTCTCTCAATCCCAAGCCTGTCTGCAAGTTGTTGGTGGAAGTCGATGCGGGGATTGTCTTGGTAGATTTTGATAAGATCCTGATCGCCCGAGTAATGCGCAAAAATTCGGTACTCAATTTGAGAGTAGTCGAGTTTAATTCCAACATATCCGTCAGGGATTCTAATGCCATCCATTGCCCACTTTGGAGGATTTTGCAGGTTTGGATCCGAGCTAGATATCCGGCCCGTTCCTGTTCCGTGGCTCTTAAAATTGGGGTGTAATATTCCCTGCCCGTCAACTCTTTTAGTCCATCCTTCACAGAATGTGCCAATGGCAATCCCTGCACCTTTGAGACTTCCGATGATATCGAGTGCTGGGTGATCATGTGTAAGTTGCAGCTCCGCTAATGTCTTCGCATCCCAAGATGGGTTTCCCTTCGGGTTGTTTGCAGTTGGTTTTGTTCTCCCAGGCGATTCTATCCCCTGTGATTTGAAATAGGCACCGAGCTGCATAGAACTCCGGGGGTTGAGCCCGTCCATCGAGCCGTTGGTAGTTTCCTTGACAACTCTGTTTAAACGACATTGCAAGTCGTCCTGATAAAGAAGTAATCGTCCACGGCGAAACTTGAAGTACTCCATATCCAATAACACACCGCTGTTCTCGGAATTGATTAAGATAGGACAAAACTGCTTCTCTGTCTCCCAACAAGGCAGAGAAATGGACTTTAGCTCTCCTAACAATCGCTCGCGCAGCACTATCGCTGAGCGCACGTCCTGTTCGGCATATGGCAACAGGATGCGGTGGGGAACCGCACCATAATCCAATGTAGCATTCTCTAGTAGCCATGCCTTCAACTCCTCTGATTCTTTGCACTCGTCGGGGCACCAAACTTGACACATAGTCTCGTGCTTATAGTCCATGAGCTGATTATTAACGATGCGCCCAAGCACCTCCAAAGGTTCAAGAGTCGCGTCATCGAAGGTCACGCCATCATGCCATAGGCAATGAATATCGAATTTAATGCCTGTATTGAATAGTACATCAACAGTCTTCGCCCACTCGGCAAGCTCAGCAAAGAACTTGTCGAATGGGAGTAGATCGCGCTCGGTGCGATGGCGTACCGGATACGATTTGACGAGTATGCTACCATCCGCCGTCCGCTGCCCAACCACAACCGTAGACACGCGGTGCCCATGATATGGCTGGAGCGCTGCTACTTTGTCGTCCCATGAAATGGTTTCGACATCGATGCAGATAGGCAGATTAGTATCAAACTCGTCAAAGTATCCCATTATTTCGCCTTGCGGTTATTAAGCTCGGAGATGGCCATATTATGGATATCGGTTGGGCTCTCATTAACCATGATTTGATTTCCACGGTCAGTTTGCACGCCTGCGACCAAAAGCTGCGCGCCTGGGATAATAAACATCTGTCGCTCTGGAACAGCCGCAATCTTCTCCGTTCCGTCTTCATTCATTACTGCTGGCTCCGCAGCGGCCCCAGGCACGATCAATGGGAGTGCCATGAGGATGGACTCCGGGTTAACATACATGGAATAGCCAGTACTCTTGTTGGTGACGATCATTGGTAGCTCCTTTTGTAGTGCTCCGCGATTACCGTGGGCACAAATGTGGGGTTGTAGGTTTCTGAACTCGTATCGAAGTGAGTTATAAGGCACGAGTTCATTGTGAGAATAGTTAGTACATTGTACAGTGCTGGCAAATCTCCGGTAATTCGATTCTGAGACAGGCGAAGTTTAGCCTCGTCTGCATGGTCACGCTGGTATGACCTTGCACACCGGACTAGGTTAGGTGCCCACAAATGCACATACAGCTTTCGCCACGGCAAATGCATGGATTTGTATGCCTGCTTCTCAGTACGCGGCTGCCCGTCTATGAGTGTGAATGGCTTATCAGCATTGATGTCAATGCCCTCAAGCATTATATTCCATGCCTCCTGCTCCGTATGGTCTGGTGCAGCTTGGCCTTTGAAATAGTCTTCGCCGTACTTTTTACGCAGTGCTTTACCGACTTCGACGACACCGTAATCGGGCAAGTCCCGCACGTGCTCAATCAAAGTTGACTTTCCCGCGCACGTCGCCCCCATGAGAAAGATAATCATTTGTGGAATCTCCGTCCGAGATATGAAACGCCGTTGATGATCGGTGCCGATGAAATCATAAACTTACCAGAGCGAGTAATCTCCATCAACCCATAGCCATGAACATGCCCCGTGGGCCGAGTGTGGTGCCAGAGCATTTGTTTTTGCGCAAGGCAGCCGAACGAGCCCACGAAAATATCACCGTCTTTGACGTTCGACCTAACAAGCTGATGTGATTGATGGTCGTGACCATGGACCACGGACATTCCGAATTGAGCGAGCGTCCTTCTAGCATCACTGAACCCTGGATTATGGGTGACGGCAACTTTGTCCCGAAGGATGGTTCCAGGTATTGGCATGTCATCATAAAAGCTTCCCATGCGGTAGTAGGGAATGCCACGTTGTGCGAGGTTCAAAAGGAACTCGGGGGCATTCCTACGACGCAGACCCTCCATGTCGCGTTGGTGGGCCATCTTTTGCGTGACGCACCATTTTTCGATGCGATTTTCGTGGTTCCCCTCAAGCATTTCAATTTGAGAACGTGGGCACGCCTTTTGAAGCTCGTCGAGTATTCGATTTCCAATTTCAATGTCTTCCTCATAGCTGTAGGCGGACTGAGCAACATATCCCCAGGTATGGTGCTGAGCAAGAAAGCCTCCGCACTCAACCAAGTCACCAATATTAATAATGTGGTCTGGTTGCAGCATCCGCATATCAGAGACGAATGCAGACACAGCATCCTTGTCTGATAGCGAAGAATGGGTATCCATCATGAAGACTCGTACGCGGTCTTCCTTGGTGTTGCGCTTTGCAATTTTCTTTGGAACCCACGATAGATCACGAGCTTTGCGCAGGCGCTCAACCTCAGATTTGAGTTTAACATTTTCAGTGAATAGCTTATGTGGCCGCATATCCGGTGTAGGATTGTAGTCTGGTCCCCGCTGCGGTGCGAGACTATAGAGACTCTTTGCGGTAAGAAGTCGAGCCTGTAATTTGCCCCTTGTAAATCCAAGCTTTTGCGCGGCTTCGCTGCGGTTACCTCCGCACCTATCGACTGCGTCAACTGCCTGTTTGCACGCAGCTCGTGACAGCGGTTTACTAGCCATTATAATCCCCTCCGCTCAAGTTGTTGAGCATATGTTTCATCATTCAAATTTGTCAATCCAGTCAAAACTTTACTGAATGCAAAAGTCTTGCGGTATCCGTCTCTCCCATGCTTAATCACCGCACCTAAACGTACAAGATCGCCAATAACTTTCTCGGCACCCTCACGATTATACTCAGTAATATTCGCAATGTCCTGTGCAGTAACATTCTCGTAACTCGATAAAAGCTCTGCACATGTTTTGGCATTGGGAAGCCGGGACACCGTCTCAATGACGGCATTAACGTCTTCAAGCTTAGCCTCTTTGCCCCTGCTCAGTGAGAATTTCAAATACCCCAATGCCTCGGACGAATAAACCTCATTAAGGTACCACTCTATAAATTGTACGTGGCATAGTCTAACCCTAAGAACATCTCCATCGTCTGTCGAGAACGTGCGTGCGGCAATTGCACATGAAAGGCGTGCAATTTTAAGGCGTTGATCCGCTGGTTCAACGATTGGGATAACATTAGAATAGGTATCTCCCATACGCTGACTGGCCAGTAAAATTGCCTCAACCGCGTCTGCGTCAAATTCGATATGCGCTGTGTTTCGACTCCAAGACCATCCCACCAAGTGTGAACAGAGTTCACTGGTGTAGTAATGGGGGACAGTGCTCGCAGCGCTGGTACGATTAACAACTCCAGACTCCACATCATCAGCTCGTACGGCAAGCACAGCATCAAATCGGCGGACATCCTCCGGTGACCCCATGAGTTCACGCACTGCGTGAACACCATACTGGTACTCGCCCATTTTCCGTGCTGCTCGCGGATTCGATATCCATAGAAGTCGAGTTCTTGCATGGGTGGCTCCTGAGCGTGCTTTCTGAACCTGCGCCTGTCCCGACGAGCGGACCTGAGTCAATTTTTGCAGCACCTCAGACGGAATGCCCTTAGCCTCCTCAAGTACCAGTAATCGCCGGTCATTAAGTGGTACAGCCCCCCACGTCAGTAGCCAATGCTTACCATGCTGCGTAACTGCTCCGATAAGTCCCGCTGCTGAGGCGCCCTTGCAATCCACCACATCCCCATGGATGTAGTGCTTATTAAGCCGTAGCGCCGTCTCCGACTTTCCCTGTCCACTGTCCCCTATAACAAGTATGTCGGCCCATCCGCGAACATCACGAGAACCATTAAAATTGAAATTGAGCACACTATGCCAGCAAAGGTCCATCATGATATGAAGGTGTTGCCGTTCATAGATCATTGTCACATTGGCGGAAAGATCCTCGCAGATATCATCTACCTTCGCCCTGAGCGCAGATAAGGTCCATGCAGCAGGCTGAAAGAGTGTGAGATCCTTAGATAGCTCGAAAGCTGAGATATTATCTTTGGTCTCTCTAACTGCATCGACCACGACTGTAGTAACGGAATCCTTCGGAGAAGGAACAGCGCGACCTGCAATCTCATACGTTGTATTGCATACGAGCTGTTCCGCGCCTGTGTAAAAGATATTCGTAGCAGCAGACTGATTAATCGGTGATCCAGGGAGCAATTCGGGTAGTACTCGCAGGACTTCAACAGAGCGCCATGCAGTAACTTCGATTGTACTTGCTTTACAGCGTTCATAGATTCCCGAAACTTTGAATAGCTCCTCGTTTCTAATATCCTCGCTCTCCTCAGCGAAGCGGAGTGTTTGAGTTGAGTCGGCAGCAATAGAGAACTCGTATCCCTTGTTCTCTTGCACATGGCACTGGAAACAATATTTCTGATCCGCGTGGCATTTGACCTTTGCGGTTCGTGGTACGCTGTATACCTCTTCCCCGAGTGCCGTGACAACAACACGAGTTTGCACTCGTTTGTTATTGTAGCCTCCACGGCTGCATTTATCAAAAGAGACTTCGTGCGTGGTGGTGTCAGAAACTTCATCGGCTGGTACCTCCGGCGCACGGTAGTATGGAGTTGCAATGCAGAGTTGCCGGAAATCCTCAGCAGTCTTTTCTTCGTCGATGAAGTAATTAGTTACGTCACCGCCGATGTATTTGTCGCCAAGCGGCAGCGTGATAACTTTAAGGGACGCTGCAACATGCTGTAACTGAACCGCAAGTTGCAGGCTCGCCTTACGTCCAGTATCTAGCTTATCGTTAACGTCAAAGACAATGAATACATTCTTTCCTGCACACAGCTCATTCCAAGTCTTGTCCCAACCCTTCGCTCCATTTGTAGGCGATACGGCTGGAAATCCACGGGATGCAAGAAGCTGCGCTTTGAACTCACCTTCAGTAATGAAAACGTCAGTAGTATCTTTGAGACATTCAACGAGGTACAGGCTGTTCCTAGTGCCCTTCCAATTTTTGTATTTAGGTTCAGACTTTGGGCGTGGCTCAGGATAATACTGCTTAAGACCGCAGACAGTTGCGCCACTATAAATAGGAATGGTAATGCGATGTGCAGTAGGATTGTATCCCAACTTGTATTTGGTAATCTCATTAAGACCAATTCCCTTTTTATGGAGCGCGGCCAATGATTGTGGGTGCTGCATGAGTGCAAGCGCAAATGCTTGCACGAGCGTTTCATCTAGCTCTGTGTCCAGAGACCCAGACACATCCTTAATGTAGCGCTCAATGGTACTTACCGGTTGACCCGTAGAGGCACCAAGAAATGTTTCTAGGCTTCCCTTAGCTCCGCACTTCTCGCAGTTGAATGCACCCGAGTCCCGAGCTACACCAGTGCCCGAGCCAAGTGAATCACCATTATGCCAAGGACATATAACATCAATCCACTTGCCCTCGCCGGAATCATTATATTTTACGTTCAATGATTTCAACGCAAGAAGAACATTAATCATTCAAAGACCTTAGAGACAAGATGGCTAATATCTGGTAACTGTACTGTTTCGTCTTCCTCGTCAACCAATTCAACGGGGAATAGCTGAAATCCAATTACACCGGAGCAGTCGTCTTCTATTTCCAATGAAATCGGATTCTTCCTGCCATATCTGAACTTGTCGTAATACGACAGTCCGATCAAATCGCCTTCGGGTTCATTTTCCACAATAGCTCCGACAAATAGAGGAGGGGCGCAGGAGTCGAACCTGCACTGTCATGATTTTACGGTTGCAACCGTATCCCACTTACCGTCGTAGAGGCAGGATGACGTTCTGCCAATTAAACTAGCCCCGCCATAAAACTACCCGTATCGTGGGTAAGACGCCTGATTTTACAGGGGCAACTCAGTTAAAGCCACGCAACATAGACCGGAATAATTACCAGCTTAATGCGTGAAGTGCCGCTAGAAATGCTCGCTCGCCTTCGCAGTGCTTACGCTCTCTACTTCAGCTTCAACGGCGTTAGCTTCGCTACCAGCCTCAATGAATGCCGCACGGCGTGCCTTGAATGCATCAGCAATCTCGCGCAGTCCGAGCCAATACTCGCTCGGCAATTGCTCACCGTTACCGATGGTCGGCACGAGGTATTCATCTCCATCCTCACTCACTTCCGGCTTCGTGTCAATGCGCCACTGGCACGCATAGATAGGTGAATCAACTTTAACAACCTTACCAGCATCCGCGCCAGCTTCCTCACCAAGCGTAACGTCAACCTTGCGGTTGCGCAGCTTATTGAGCCACTGCTTGCCGATCTTGTGGCCAGTGCGTGAGAAGCTTAGCAGGAAAAAATCGCTGTAATTGCCGGTGTAAGCTGGAATGAGCACAATGAAGTTGTAGTACTCTGTAACAGCGTATGCCTCACCCTTCTTAGTCTGAATCTTAATCCGCGCCTCTGCCATGCGGCTCAGTCGCTTGCCAATTTCAGTCGTCGGATCACTGGAGCGATTCAGAATCTTTTTCTTCTTGTCGCTCTTATCCGGGTTCCACTCAATCCATTCCTTGAACCATCCGATGGGGATAACATCCCCGCCACCCTTGGACGCGGGGAACACAATATCTCCGGTGCCGTCGAGCACCCAATCGCCAATAGCGGCTTTGCCGTCCTTGACGATTTCCAGCGATGCCTGTGCGGGGCGCAGGCGCTGAAGGATAATATCCTTCTCGCCCATGTCCTTAAAGTCGTCCCTGGCATTATGCCCAAAGACTTGAGTTGAGAGCTGTGATTGCGGAATTGCAGCCACAGTAACTTCGTTAGCAGTCATACAATGCTCCTTGTAAGTTGGTTGAGTATACATGCTTAAGCTATCTGTCAATGGAAATTATGAGCCATTTGCGACCCCAATCAACACATTCTCGTAACGATGACAAACGAATATCAATGTGCACGATACCACGAGTTCTCCAATCGATTCGCATAGCGCCCCCAGTGTCATCGGCCTGCACCACTCCATATCCCGGTATAGAAACCACTGTAAATGGTTTAATAACTTGCCAGCAGACAGCGCAGCCACGCACACCAAAAGGCACACCCAGAGCAGTAGTAGTATTTGAATAGGTTCCATCTAATTGCTTCCCTGGGCAGTATGCTGTAACGAGTGCTAAGACTTCCTCAGAATGGGCAGATATGGCCAGTGCTATCCAAGTCCATAGCATCAATGCTAGGCTTCGCTGCATCTGCAATGGTATGGCCGTCACATGGAGGTTGCAAATCCATATTCTCAGTATTGAGCTTCGGACCCTCCAAAATTTTCCGCTCTGCCACAGTGTCACGATGGATCGCCTCCGTTTCGGTGAACTTATCTGGGAACCGCTTGTGTAGCTTGTCAATATTAAGCTGCATGCAGTCTTCAAATGACATACCAGTGACCCGGAGTGCCATGGCGATGTACCACAGTGCATCTCCAATTTCCTCATTTAGATTTACGGTGTCCAGAGGCTTGCCATAGATCAGATGCTTTTTCAGTGCATCCATGAACTCACCAGCCTCCGTGACAAGTCCCATTCCGGCGTGGAGCAATTGGCACTGTGACGGGCTCTCCATCATCCCATTAACAGGATCCCAGTAGGCAACGCCCTCCACAAGGCGACTATGGCTGTGCGGTGCGGTGCGTCCAGATTCTTTGATGTATTGATCGGGGGTCATACAGTTCTCCCGCACGGTGCCCATGTTTTGCGGTTTACGGAGTACAAGAAGTCCTTGAGCAGCATATCAAATAAGCACGGGTTAGTATTATTACCCATGAACACACCAGAGGTATCAACATGGACTACCAGCCTACAGTTATGGCCGTCCACACGAATTCCTTTGATCCAACATACCGCCGGAACGTCGTCCATCGTCCATGGGACGAGTAGGGGCGTGGGGGCGATGCGGTACTGCCAGTCTGCTTGCCACGCGCAATCATGCTCGTCAGAGGTAAGTGTATGCCATGTATCCCCATCATTGCGGCGGATCTGTACGGTCTTACCGTCGAGCCACGCACGCGTATGGAATGCAAGTGTTTCTACTGTGCTGCGTTTCATGACTTTACCTTTGTGGATTTAACGGTTGGTTGTTCAAACATAGTGACAAATGGGGGCAACGTCCCGCCGTTGTCGAGAACTCCATTCAAGAAGCTCTCAAGCGCCTTGGGGTGGATGCTCTCTTTGATGCTCTCGACGACAGGCGAATCAGTAGCGCGAGCCCAGCCCATAAAGCCCATCATATTAGCCTCGGAGCAGCTATAGTTGCGCTTCTTGACCGGCTTCCAGCGCTCACCATTCACAAGTACTTCATCAACCTGCAAGTTCTCCATTTTCTCAAATGCAACACGAGTGATATCACCCATGATCGGATTTGAGCCAATCATCTTTGTCATGTCTTCATACGTCGTCTTCATCCATTTCAAATACTGGATAGCCGTAATAAGCTCTTTCATCTCCATCTCAGTAGCCTGTGCACATATCGGCCCAACTACATTTTGTAGCTCTGTGCTCAGCTCGTCTAGCTTTTGCATAAGGGTATATAGATTGTCGAGCATTAGCGATCCTTCCAATGGGTGTAGATGGCGTAGTTACTAAGCACGAAAAATGAACCTTGGGTCGCTAAAATTCCCCAGGTAGCAGTCTGATATGACCACACCATCATTACTACGTTGGACACATAGTATAGGGACATACCATAGAAACGTGGTCTTGGTAGATTGTGAGAACATAGGAACGCTCCAGAGACGGATAGTACGAAACTTGCCCAGGTGAGAGTCTCTAGCATGGCCGCTCAAGCTCCTGCCATCTGGCAATAAACTGAGTGTATGCACTGGAGTCGTTCCAGCTATAGTTAATGCCAAGTTTGGTTATGAGTGTGTCAAACAACTTAAGGTCAACGACGGGCGGATCAAAGCTTGCATGCTCGTCAATGGGTACGGTGACTGTCATGAAGAATTTCTTCTCAAGCTGGTAGGCCAGCAAGTCAGCAGTCTTAATCTTGTCCCATCCAAAATTATCTGGCCAAGCCACACAAAATCTCTGAAACACAAGTAGTTGAATTTGGTGCTCAAGCATCTTAAGGGAGTCATCGCGTGTATGCTCTGCTATCCACCGCTTGAGCGGACTATTGATGTCACCAATGAACGCTTCACCGCAGTCATGAAGCAACGCGGGTAGCGCAAGCGACGGGTGTACAATGTGGCTAACCAAAATAGAGTGCTGTGCAACGCTGTAGAAGCTCGATGTATGGCCGGTGAACCGGCAAATCTTGCTCAGCGACCCCACGAGCACATCCTTGGTAAGCGTGTCAAGATTAGGGCTGTCGTAATCAAATGGAGTTCCGTCAGCCAGCCTGATTATCGTCATATTCTTCCCTAGTTAAAAAGTTTCTGATGCTGGAGACGTCTTTGACCATCAACGCAACGTTTTTCTTTGACAGGATCGCTTCACGGATGGACTCTTCAATGGTGTCAGCATAGACATAATCGGTATAAGCCACCGGGTATTGCTGCCCTTTGCGATGATTTCTTGCATCTGCCTGATCCCTGCTGCCGTAATTAAAATCTTGGCTGTAACAATATGCTGCTGTACATGAGTTGAGCCTGGATTTTTGGTCTCCAAGGAGAGTGAGACCAACGCCCCCACTCTGCGCCTGTCCGACGAAAAAACGGCACTCTGGGTCATTATTAAACCTGCACACGTGCCCGTCGCGGTCTTCCTCCGATACCCTACCATCGAAGACGACATGTTGTATTCCTTCTTTGGTGAGCCTGCGTGAAATCTCGTCAATGTCGAAATGAAACCGAGCCCAGATAATTCCCTTTGTCTCTTTGGACAATTCAATTGCATCAGCAATCATCGCGTCCATTTTCGCCATACCACCGTCGAGCGCCTGCACATTTTTACGAAACTTGCCCTCTAGGTCTTCCTTCTTAAGGGTAATATGGCCACAGCAAATCTTAGACAGCGTGAGCATTTGCACAATGATAAACTCAGTTGAGGCAACGCCACCATCTAGCTCGATGGAAAAATTGTACTCATACTGGTCATATATTTCTCGTAGCTGCGTGGGCATTTCGATGTACTTAGTATTGTGAGTTACCTCGGGCAATTGCATGCACTGGTCTTTGCGGACTATGAATGCGATTTGTGACAGGCGTTCTTTGAGTGTATCGACTTCCTTGTACCCTACAATCTTATCGAATGCAGTTGGCTGCTTGGTAACTGGATCTATTATGGATTTAACTTTGGCGAAAGCTTTCTTAAATCCTGCAAAAGTTTGGTAACCCAAGGCTCCAGGTCGGAGGATTTCACACTGTGCCCATAGATCGAGTATATTGTTTGATACAGGAGTTCCTGTAAGGATTCTTCGCTTCTCGCAAAATGCAGAAATTTGTCTTGCAGCCTTTCCACGATCGGAGTCTGGTGACTTGGCTTGCTGAGATTCATCGAAAGCGGCATACGTGGGATTATATAAGCACAAAATATCTGTGTATCCGGCAGCGAAACCATATGAGCAAATGCCCACTTTGAACCGGGACCTGGATTGTAGTAGGCTAGGTACGTCAGCAGCGCAATTAAGCAGTCGTATGTCACACTGCTGGAACCATGGTATGCAAACACAAAGCTCTGTCCGCCAATTTCGTCTAAGCGACTTTGGACAGACAATAAGGATACGCTGGGACTCCCCACGACGGTCGTAGATGGCAAGTTCGTCGATAATTTCCTGTGTTTTACCGGTACCCATTTCTTGAAGCAACGCGAAATACTCACGGTCAATCATCGCCTCTACGGCAATTCGCTGGTGAGGCATTGGCCTACGCTCAGCATATGTCGGATAATCGAAATCGGTTTGCTCACCTTCAAATATGAACTTCCAACGCTTATTGGCGCGAGACTTATCGACCATTGTATTAAGGTCGAATTTCAATGCCATCAATGATGCTTCAGAATCAATCTTATAGTCTTCGCCTTCCTTGAAGCGGCTGCGAATATGATTGAGGGTCTCAATGGTCAGCGGGGCGCAATAGCCGCCTCGTCCATCGTCCCCGCGCCTCCACACGCGCTCCTTGAGCTGCATGCAGTGCTCAACTATATCATTGTACTGCGCCTTCCCAATGGAGCTTGGGGGCGAGGGGACGATGTGGATATGGGTATTATCCCATACCTTAATAGAGAACAGAATCGTGCTCACTGCTTAGCGATCCAGGTGGCCCAGTGTTCTAGGGAGTCCTGATAGATGGTCTGCCCATCGGTCATGTAGCCGTATCCCATTACCGTCCATGCTATGACGTACACGGGAGATTTCTTCGGCCATAGGTTTGCAATAATGCAAGCACGCTGTGGTGGCCGAAGCAATGGGCGAAAACTTCCGACTGGATCACTCGGCGGATATTTATTCCGCCACATCTTGTTCTCAACCATCAGAATTTTACCAGACACACCACAGATGAACATGTCAGGCATTCCAGCCATAAGCATGTTCGCCTGCATAATCCTCACGTACGCACCCTCAATTTCCAGATGGTCTTTGAAGTCCTGCTGTACTGTATGCTCAGTGATGTGTCTCATTGTGCCGTTTCTGTAGAAGCTCAACCTCTAGAATGAGATTAATGGCTGCAAGGACAAGCCCATCTCCGCATCTTTTAAGTCTATCCAGCTCTGGCACTCCCCGCGAGTCTGTGCATTGAACAACACATGCGGTTCGCTGCTGCTGTCCTGGTGCTTTGGTGGCCTTATTACGCAAAACCATGGCTGAACCTCCGCACCGTTGAATGGGACAATGGCCACACGCTCACCTGGAACATAGGGGCCGGTGTTTGTAACGTCATTGAAGTAATTACTGCGTCGTGGTAGGGGCATGTTGTGTTCCTTCGACGGGATTTACAGGGACGCCTGTTGCTTTGCTAAGTGCGTCGTCAGATTCCATATAAAGATTAACGAGCCAAATTGTATACTCAGCAATGTAAGTAGCATCAGTAAAGCTAGCTGCGTTTGCTTGCAGCACACGCAAAACATGGCCCCAGTGCCTGCGCTTAGATTCATAAGTATCAATACAATAAATGACATAATCTGCATGGTTGTAATATCCAAACTTAGGATTGATAGTGTAGTTTATGAGCAATTTCGTCCATGGGTCTGGATCATCGCTCCAAAACTCTCCAAATTCCTTAAGGTCTACAATGAGCGTCCTAGACATGAAAGCTCAACGGGACACCACACACCTCCATGAGATGGTCCTCGATAGCCTGGATTTCTCCGATATACCACTCCGCGAATTGCAGGCAGAATGCCTCATTACCGACAAAAGCATTGGGTCCGTAGCGCATGATGGCGCGCTCAAGATGCCACGAGTATGGAGCGTCCACACCCCATACTTGGCAAATCATTTCGCGGATGTGAATATGATACTTCACGCCAAGATCGGCACGAGCCATAGACTTATATAAGCTCTCAGGGGTGACGACAATTTTAATGCCGTCAATGGTCGTCCATTTTCCTGAGCCTTCACACTTGTAGTTCACGGCATGTTTTCCACATTAGTGGCGTAGTCAACGATCCATTCGTAAAGCCACTCTTTAGTATAATCTGCGTCTGGATAGGTCGTGTACACTTCCGCGAGCGCATCGCGGCAGCGCTGCAACCATTCCTTATGGTCGAGCCACGAAAGCCCGGTCATGAACGCAGTGGCGGTAGTGATTCCATTGACCTTCGCCTGTTTGATTAGCGCAGCAGCAATTTCAAATGGCTCCGGTGGATTGGTACTGCATCCAAGAGACTCGGCAAACTTGAATACGATATCATCGCGTGTATCCTCAGAGACTCCGTTTGACATTTGCAACCTGCCTTTCAAGCTTTGCGAGTAGCTTTAATTTCTTTTGCACTTCATCGTCATTCAGTACTGATTCAGTCTCCGCAACCTCCCATCGGTTGTCTGCCAGGAACAATTCCAATTTCGCCTTTCGTGCTACCATTTCCTCAATAATCGGCTGTCGTTGATCAACACGCGCCTGTGCATCTCGCACAATCTTTTTATCTACATCCTGCGAGGAGATTTGCACGATTAGGTGCGTGCCTAATGACATCACCTGCTTTTCGGCATCGTGGTAGCGCTCAATAAGACTTCTACCGGCCATATATGCTCCATTGGTGATTGGTTGTGGTGCGGTCCAACTCGGTACTGTGTACTCCGAAGGATTGCATCCCCCATACAATGAGGGTCACCGCCCCGCACGCGGTGTTTATGCTATGAAACTATCAGGGATACTGAGCAACGAAGGCGTCAGCCTCCTCCTGCGAAGCCCATGGAATGAGATTCCACTTGGACTCCCAATCCGGCAGCGACTGGAACTTAGCAAATCCGACGAGGCGCAGCAAGTCCTTAACAACATTCGTAACCTGCTGGCTCTTGCCCACACGCCCGGCGGTGGAAGCAACACGAACCTTCTTATACAGAGCATTCGCAATCGAAGCGACAATGCTATAGGAACGGAAAGCACGCTTTCCCGCTGCATTGTCAGGGAAGCTTTCCTTACTAACACCAGCCTCGCGGAAAGCGACCAACACCGATTCACCGCCAAGGGCAATGCCCAAAGCAGCAAATTGTGCGCCGATAGCTTCCAGTGAAACACCATTCAACTCAGTCGGAACGGTGAGTTCCTTGGCACCAAAGGTAGCACGATGCCCCGGAGCGTTACCACCGGGAGCTGCAACCGCCTCGGTTTCAGCAGCGGCAACCGGAGCAACGGGAGGCTTAGCGGCAACCGGAGCAGCGGGAGTCGGCACAGGTGGTGCAGCAACGGGAGGCTTAGCGGCAACCGGAGCAGCAGCGGGCTTCGCCGGAGCGAACGCCGGTGCAGCAACGGGGGGACGCGGGGCAGTAGCGCCCGGACGGGGCGGGGGCGGGGGGATAGGCATGATAGATACTCCTTGGTTAGTGCACGCAGATTGCGTGCGGGGTTTGAAGATTGTAGGCAAAAAGAGCCGAAGTCAACGCTGTTTTAGGAAATATGGACGCTTGACATGCTTGTAATCTTTGATGCGTACCTTGTCTTTATAGGCATCTCGCATGAGCTGATCATCGCATGGGGCGCGAAATGGGAGCATGGGGAAAATGTCAATGAGCTTTTCTAGCTTAAACTGCATGCGCTGCGCCGCGTGCTCTCGTGAGTATATGCGTTTGAACTTGTGGCAAAGTGAAAGGTAGTAGGTATACACCCAATGTGCGTGATACGCGCTCTCCATTGTCCAGTTGCACCATGGGTGCTCGATGTAAACTTGTGCATAATATCCTTCACTAGGTAATACCGCAGTCATGCGAATGCAGCTACTCAATACAGTGGATGCCTCTATGAGCTGTGTAATACTGTCAGCATCACACAACCATTCAGCCGAAACAGTTGCACATGGGTGCAGGTAGTAAAGCGTATTAAGCACTATGTAACCCTTTCGGATCAACGATTAGCTTTACCTCATAGAAGTCATGGACAGATGCATATCGGCTTATCGGAGTCGCATCGCCGCAAATGATCGCATAGTAGCATGGTGGACTAGTCTTCCAAGAATGACCGTCGAAGTAGAGTTCTAGCAATATCCGAGAGAACGGGAGTCGGAGAGCTGAGACGAGTGAAAGCGCGTGCTGCGTTTGCAAGACTCGTCGCTTGTTCCAGTCTACGTTTGGAAAATGGGGCACTGGTACCTACTCCGTAATTTAGTGCAAACAAGAGTTCTTTTTCTCTGTACCGTGCAACCTTGGCACCTATGAGGCGGATATGCTCCTCTAGCGTAGCCATAAAACCACCGTATCTCCAGAATTGCGAAATTCACACTTATAAGCCTGTCCATTGCCCTCTGCATGATTGATACGATTGAAGGTACACAGGATTTCGTCGAGTGAAAGCGATTGCCAGACTTCGGGACATGGAAGTATCACACACATACTACGCCTCTCCGATTGCGATTTGTTCCATGTATCGCTTGAGTCCATCGGTGGACGTACCATCGTTGAGCTGTGAGAAATCATAATGCGAATCCTTAAGCGCTCTACGCGCAAGTTCTTTTCTGTCTTCGACCAATCCAGAGACCTTTAATACTTCTAATGCATCGAAGACCCGAGTACAATGGATGAAATTGGCGTAGTTTCTGGTAAATGTGTCATATGCCTCTGTAAACTCACGATCATACTGCACAATGGTTTTAAACCAGGCCGTGCACTTCTCGTTAATGGCAATGCTCGATAGCTGGTAGCTCACCGCCATATACCCGCTCTGCACAGCATTTTCTGGTGCGGCACATGACTTGGCGATAACCGGATCCTTAAGCAGCAATTGTGCTGCCTCTAGGAGCCGGATCACAATCAAATTGGTATCAAACACCGGAGCAATGCAGAAGCGTTGAGGTTCAGACACGTTTCCACTCCAGACTGTACATGCGAACGTAAGTAATGCCAAGAAAAATCGTCACATAAGCCCAACCGGAGTCACTGGCAACTTTGGAGTTGAGCCACAACCATGTTCCCCACGATACAGCCTTTCGTGGACTAACATAATTCAAAGCCCAAGCCTCACGTCGCAGTGTCTCACGCTCCTCCACAACTCCCAAGGGTGCATCAGGATTGCACAGCGCGAGTTCACCTATGCGTGCCAGTGCGTCACACTTGAGCACGTAGGTAATCGGGGACATGGGGACGCTGTTCAATGCGACACGCCAGCGGGATTTCATGGGTCGCGGCTCCTGTCGTCAAATCGATCGTCAAAATCCTCTTCAGCCTCAGCTTCCTCACTGGCAATGCGTGCCTCCTCCGCGAGTTCTTCGGCAAGTTCCATTACTTCATCGTCCCATTCCTCTTGCTGCGCACGAGTGATGCTGCCATCAATGTCCTCCAGGTGCCGCTCCATAACTACCTCATGCGCCTGATCAATGAAGGATTGATCAACCTCCTTGTCTTCTTGTGGATCCCTAATCATGGCACCACACTCCCGTCCTTCAGATAGTACTTACCCTGGTGCTCGTATACTTCCTCAGTAGTGACGCCAAAATTGCCCCTATTGATAAATTGGTCATCGGGGAGATGGCCATAAAACCAGCGAAGCTCCTCCGCACGTTCAAAGCTGCGACACATGCACAGCGCAGACTTTTCAAGTCCGATGGTGGATGGATTGCGGGACAGCCCTTGAGGCTGAAAAATCGCAAGTACGGCATGAGAAAACTTACTCACAAAAACTCCCTAGATAGGTAGGTCCACGCATGATCACTCCATAGAGTGACGATATGCGAGAAGCGTAATACAATTCCCTGGCTTCCCTCGGCCCGCGAGCGCGGACTAGAACGAGGGTACCACCAGTCGTTTCGACTCCATAACTAGCCCATGGCAATGGGTTCTTGGGCGGTTTCACGGGACAAGACATATAGTAGTAATCTCCACACACATGTCATGATGCACACTCATAAGCTCCTCCACTGTCAACCACCATTCCGCGAGCAGTTGCCCACACTCGGGGCGATTCATACGCACGGCTATCTTTTCTGCGTGCATCTCACTATCAGTATACCCCAAGCCCACGAGAGCAGTTGCAACACATTTCTTTTCCAGCGCGGCTAAAACTTTCGTGCGGTTCATTTGCGGTTAGCCAAGTACAGGTGATAAATGGCAATGCGGCGGCATACAATCTTACTGTACTCACCTACAATTCCAAACGCAGACGCGTCGTAGATATGCTCTATAATAGCATCGCGCCTGGCTCCGCTTTGCTGATACGGTGTAAATACCGCGTCAGCAAATCCGCCCAATGCATTCATGCTAGCCCACTTGCTCCTAATCGGCCCGTTGAGTCGCTTACACTCCGCACGAGCCTCGCGGCGAGTACCGAACAACCCCATAAGGTCAAGGGTGCGGCGATTTCGCACGGAGTATGGCAACTGTGGGATACCACACTTGGCAACGAAATACGTCGCATGCAAACGCTTAAATGGCAATCGCATGGCTCTTAATCCTCCTAAAAAGCTGCAAGCAGCGGTTGCGGATATGTGCGGGCTGCCGAACGTCAGCAGCGACACGGCGTGCCTCAAGGGCAGCGCGTGAGAGGATATGATGGCGTGTGGTGCACATGGTCATGGGGACGATTCCTTATTAATGGCAAACATTCCTAAGGGAAGGCGACGCACCATTCCCTTTTGCATCAGACACTTTACACGAGCACGAGCGGTTGAAGGTTTGATACTGAAATGTGCGGCAATTTGCTGGTATGAGAATGCAGATTGTGTGGCCATCCAAGCAATAGTGGTGTTGAACCATAAGAGCGTGGGGACGCGGGGACCACGGGAATGCGCTAGAGGCAAATGGACTAGTAATCTCATACAATAACACCTAGCAGGATTAATAGGACAATGCAGATTATATAGCATTCCACGAGGGATCGTAGATCATCAGACATGAGTACCGCTCGCTTTAATCATGGCATCTGCAATCACATAAGATGCCTGCGCTAGGCCATCTGTACCTCTACATTCCGTACTTATCAATGTAGCTTCGCATAGCCGCAAGCGCGAACATGTCACGCCTCTGTTGCCTGCGAAGCTCCCGCCGCACCTCTTGAGCCTGGGCATATCTCACAGCGCTATTTGTAATACTATCAATTTCAGCTTGGAACGATTGCCCCTCCGGGTTTGGATCCGTTCTCAGTGAGCCGGGCTCAATGCCAGTACCGAAACATTGTCCGCAATTAAAGACTGGATTAAAAACACCACTAAAACAGCTCTTGCCGGTTCCCTGACATTTTGTGCATGCGCTCATGGCTTCGGTCCTGGGATGGTGATGCGGACGATGGGGCCGAGCACATAGTTGCCATGTGCATTGTACTGCCAGCGCTGATTTCGCGCCTCGCTGCGAGATACAAAGCAGCAAATCCCATCGGCATCAAGTATGCTAGGAATGGCCCAAGCGAAAGCCCACCGCGTGACAACGGGGCGTGGGGGCTTGGGAGCACAGGGACGATACTCTTTTACTAGGTCTCTACCGTCCTGAACACAACGACAAGAATTCCAGCCCCCGTCAACTCTGTACGTCCATCCAGTGGAGGCATCCCTAAAGACATGCTCAACAAATGTAATATTCGGAAACTGTTCTATAATACCAGAAATCTTGCCGTCTCTGCAAATGTATTGCCTACCAGCTTCAATTTTCATGGCGTCATCCTGTAGTGTTTGCCGTCTCTGGAGGATGGCGGGCTGTATTTCTTGCGCTTGAGGGTTTTAGTCGTTGGATCCGAAGCATCTTGCACGAGTACGTCCACCTCAGCAGGCAAGTACGGTATGCGTCCCTGCATCTGCTGTGCGTTCATGGGCTGAGCAGGCATATTATACTGCTGGATTGCTTCCCAATCGACCCCACGCGCCAGGGACGCAAAGGCCAAGGCAAACACCATAATAGCAATAAAGACTAAAGTCTTTTCCGGTTGCGGTGTGACACTTCTCATTTCTTATACTCCGGTTGCAGTGTTTCTAGGTAATTCACAGCAGACATAATGCCCACGTGCATGTTGACTCGTACAGTACCGGCACATATTGCAATGCGTTTCAGCTCTTTTATGCACAATGCAAGCTCTATGCCTGCAATGGCCGTATCTGTGCGCGTGGGGTGCTCGTCCCCTTTCACGTTGCCATCGCTCGCATGTACACCGTAACCTGCCAACGACAACCATTGTCAATCAATCGACTGTCAACAACCCTATGCCCCCTAAACAACGCCCCGGCTTCCCATCCTTGGTAACGGATACGTATTTCACTATCCATCAGCTTGCGTGCAACATCAGTGGCAGTGTAGCCATATATAGCATAGTAGCGCTCCGCATGCGTTTGGGATTTGAAGTAGCATGTATTGATTACTTCGATGCGTTCCATGGGTTTCCTTGTTTGGTCCCGACTCCCGCAGGGGAGTTTCGCACAAGTTACATGTGCTCGTCAGGGGGCTAATATGCTGGTGTGAGTGTCCTATTACCCCCGACTAATAGCCTTGCGCACGCGCGCAACGTATTCCTTGCCTACCGTAATCTTGCCGGATTCTGCAAAAGACACGAGTGTCTGCGAACGTCGCATGCGGCGGGCAAGCTGCTTTTGTGTGAGTTTGGCTCGCGTGCGCAAATTGTGAAGGGCAGTCGGACTCATGTGAAAATTACCTTATTGCTTGTGGAGTGTTTATCTCCGGTTGGCTTGCATGATAAGCGCATATCGAACCATGCAAGCAGAATATCGGTTTTATTCCGAGAGCCACGAGCGTAGCGATTCAGTAGGCGATGGATCCGGCGCGCATCGTTCTTGCCTGGCTTCGCATCGTGTCCGGCTTCCGCGTTGTTGAGTGTGAAGGATGGTTTCATTGTTTGGTATCCTTGTGGGTTTGGTTATATGGGTAGTTCTACGTATGAAAGTACGGTCCGGGTCGCTTGGGGACGGTGTGTCAAACAACCATGCCACCTAGCTGCCCCAGGATAGCCTCACGGTCAAGACTGGGGAGGCGCATAATAGCATGGGCAAGGTCACGAGGATGGCAACGCTGGACAATGGCGGGCATATAAGCGCGCAAAATATCCTCTGCATTGTCGTGCTCTAAAAGCTTAGCGAGGCTTTCCGATGCCTCGTCTATGGTTGGAATAACTGAGAATCCGAGAGCCTTTGCATCGTCGCGAGTGATTTTCTTTAGGTCGTAGTCACTGATGTCATAACTGCAATTATTGACACCCGATCCCTCGTCGCAAGTACCCTGCACCATATGATGCTCGTGCAACCATTCCAATAGTTTGGCAAGGTCCACAGTGTCTTTTGATTCCGACTTGTCTGCATTTACTATTTTGCAGATGTCAGCGCGAACGCTATCCCCCTGCCAATCGTTCCATCCCTCTTGCGCCTTATCCTCTTGCCGCTGGGATACATCCTCGTCGTCAATCACAGGGTAGTCTTCTAAGGCGACCATGGTTTCATACAGCGCATGACACTCATTCAACAATGCCTCATGAGGCACACCATTACTGAGATTACGGTATCTGCCATCACTTTGCAATTCTAAGCCCAATTCCAACACCTTCCATCGGCACATGATTCCCTTATTGCCATGGTCACCAATGATTTCACGCACAAAATCCGCCCTAACCAGTAATGGGCAGAGCGCCACTAGTGCATGGTAGTTGCTTACGTCCAGTTGTGAACCGGAATAATCAGAGAATCCGACTAGTTGTGTCCATTCCCCAGTGTAGTGCGGCTCATAGTCGCCATAATCCCTCCCGGTGCCATCGGAATAGCGCAAGCGCTGGCGCTGGCGCTGTAATTGATATAATCCAAGATTACTGTGCATGACGTTTCCTTATGAGTGAGTATGCAAGAGTGTATGCGCCTGCGAAGCGTTGCAGCGTTATTACCTTGCCATGATGGGTTAGTGTGATGGTGGCGGAATTGGAGCGGAGTGATTGGGCGGCGATTCTAAGCATGATAGGACTCCCACAAATCGCCACGCTTGACAAGCTTGAACCTCTCGGCAATGAACCATGATGCATGATGTCCGGTATCAAAAAATACTACGCTATAGGATGGTTCAAGGTGCCGTTGCTCGCATTCAAGGGTTGCGCGTGTACCATAGGCAGCAATGCGCGCCTCGTTACGGGACCGCCTACGCTTGGGGAAGTCGTCAAAAGGTGTTGAGCTAGCGATCATTGCTAGACGACTTTGCCCGCTGCCTATTACTAGGACGATGTCGCCAGGGAATAGGCCAGGATCGGCCCCGGCAGCCTCGGCCGGTAATTGTTGCGCATCGTCTATTTGTTCCTGATGTATCATGACTCACTCTCTGCATACGCGTCACGAGCCTCGTCGATCAAATTGCGTGCAAGCTCACGACAATTTTGGCGCTCACGAGACATGCACGATGCGCCCCAAAATCCAGCGTGTGAGGTATCATAGTCAGAAGAGCCAATGTGAAAACTCCAACCGGACGTTGCGCATTGTAAGCGACAGTCAATCATGTCTGCGCCATCCCCTCCCCATGAATCTTTACCGAAGACGCGGCGGAGCGACTTCCAATTGCGGAATATCTCAGTAGTGAGAGCGCCGACACTGGGGAATTTTGGGGCAATATGGTCGATGGATGCTGGACGCTTGGCACATGGGCGCAACGTGCAGCACATTCCACGTCCAGCGCCGCGACCCTTCCACCATTTACCATTGGTATCCTTTACAAGAAAGCGTGCGATAGTGGAACCATTCCAGCCTGCCCGGCTTTCATTGAATCCGAAAATTGCACCTACCTTGAATCCTGGCCAATTGACTACGTTGTGGCATTCTGAGTCTACGTACTGATATACTGGCTTATTGTCAGCATGTGCCTTTGCCATGGACTCACGATCATTTTTAGTAGCACAACCGTAGCATATCTTTTCATTTTTAGCATTGGTCGCGTGTCCGGTTGTAGCAGGCACGCCAGTATTCCATCTATCTACCTCCATCGATACGTACTCATGGCATTGGTCGCAATGGAAGTGGACCATCATTTTTCCATCGATGGTGTATTGTGGATTGTTCATGGT